AACGCATCTTCGACGCCAGACAGTTCCCCTGTTTCGGCGCGGACTTTATCCACCCGACCGAGCTTACGCCAAGAATTGCGGAGGCCGTGAAAAGCGCCCGCGCTGAGGGATTCATTGCCGCCGCTCCATTCAAATCACGGCGGCCGAGCGAGTCTCCAGCGTCGGGAAAAGAGGAGTAACTTGAAGTGGGCTACCGGACAGCTTTTCGCTCTGCCGCGGCGCGCTCTGAGCAATAAACCCTGGCCCCGGCGCCGCAGCTGCGCGGGGCTTTTTTCTCCTTACGCCATGTTTACGCCAGCGAGTCAAAAACTGTAATAAGAACAAATAGGTTCGAGTCCTCTTGGCCGCACCAACTTCAAGTCCGATAACTCTCGGATTTGCTTGATTTTATTGGTGTTTATCAAATCATTTCCGGGCGTCGATTACGCCAAAAGCGGGCATTTGCGGGCATTTTAAGCTTGCGGCTACGCCAAATTCACGCCAATCCTTACGCCAAATGGGGCTGGCGTAATGGCGACATTCAGGAAGCGCGGCGACGCCTGGCGGGCTGAGGTCGTCAAGCAGGGTATTCGCAAAAGCGCGACATTCGCAACAAAAGCTGCGGCTCAGGGCTGGGCGGCTGCGATTGAAACGGAAATCGCCGCTGGGAAAGCCGGCCAATTTCCCGATAAAACCTTCCGCGACCTGCTTGAGCGCTACCGCGATGAAGTCACGGTCCATAAGCGCGGCAAGCGCTGGGAGACGATTCGGGTTGAGAAGATCCTGCGCGAATCGGGTCTTTCCGCGCACAAGCTGTCCGCCCTATCGGCCGCCGATTTCGCCTCCTGGCGTGATAGCCGTTTACGCCAGGTCTCGGGTTCGTCCGTCACGCGCGAGCTCAGCCTGATTTCTCATGCGTTCTCGATCGGCGTCAGGGAGTGGAAATGGCTCGCTGAAAGCCCGACGAAACATTTACGCCGGCCGGCCGCCAATCCGGCGCGCGATCGTCTGGCCTCCGATGAAGAAATCGAGCGCATTTGCCTCGCCGCCGGCTATGACAAGGCGTCGCCGCCGATCAGCATCTCGCAGCGCGTCGGCGCCTGCTTCATGTTCGCCATTGAAACAGGCATGAGGGCGGGCGAAATTTGCGGCCTGGCCTGGGAGCGGGTGGAGCTTGGCGCCCGCGTCGCGCATCTCCCCTTGACCAAGAACGGGTCGAAACGGGCGGTCCCGCTTTCATCGGCGGCTCTGGCGATCCTGTCCCAGCTCGGCAAGCGCGAGAGCGGCTCCGTGTTTGCTCTCAAGCCGTCGCAGGTCGACACCGCATTCCGGCAGATGCGGGACAGGGCCGGGGTCGAAGACCTGACCTTCCACGATTCGCGCCATACGGCGGTGACGAGGCTGGCGCAAAAACTCAGCATCCTCGATCTCGCCCGCATGATCGGCCACAAGGATCTGCGGATGCTCCAAATCTATTACAACAAATCGGCGTCCGACATCGCAGGCGATCTCGACTAGGCGGAGCATTGCCGTTCGAGCCAGACCTTGACGGCGAGCGCGTTCCAGCGCCGGCTTTTCCGCCCCAAGGGCTCGATCGGCGCCGGAAACCCAGGCTTGGTCACGATATCCTCGCGGATCGTCTGCGCGTGCATCGCGAGCATGTCGGCCAGGTCGTCAATCGTCAGATATTTGAGCGAGATCGGAACGCGGCTCGTGCGCGCCGCGATCTTCTCCGCGAGCAAATCGAGGTCGATAACGGCGAGCGTCATGGCAGCGGCCTCTTGCAGAACACGCCGGCGCCGCGCCAGTCGGTCCAGATCGCGCGCTGGGCGTCGGCGAGGGTCGTGTGTCCCTGGCAGACGGCCGACGCGAGGCAGGATTCGTCCTTATGGCGCGCCTCGGCGAGGGGCTGCAGCGCGAGATTGCGCGGATCGGATGGCGCGCCGCCGAGCGTCAGCGGGATGAGGTGATCGAGCTCGTAGCGGCGCGCGTGGCTGGCGGGCTCGCCGATCTCCGCGAGCCTGCGGCGTTTGACGCGGCGCATGCGGCCGTGCGGCGGCCGGATCGCGCGCGTCCAGCCGGTGCGGCAGATGGTCTGGCCGATCGTCTCCTGGGCGACTGCCGGGTTGAGCGGCAAGGGCTCGGCCTGCGCCGGCGTGGCGGCCGCCAGGGCGATTGCGAGGGCGGCGATATGGATCATGAGCGCGCCTCCCGAATGATCGTCGCGATCTGATCCATCAGCGGGCGTCCCTCGTTGGCGCTGCCGGCTGCGAGGTTCGAAAGATCGCCGTCGCTTTCGACCAGGTCGGCCGCCAGATCTTCCGGCGTCCAGCTGTCAATATTGAAGCCGTTTTCCCTGGCGTTGGCGAGCGCATCAAGGACCTGCGCCTTCAGATCGTCGTCAGCCATGCTTGCCACCCGAGACTTTTCCAAGCGCCTTGACGCTGCGATCGCGCTGAGCCTCGTAAATTTGAACGAAGCGCAGGGCTTCGTCATAAATCGGCTTAAGCACCGCCTCGGTGGCGCGCCGCTCGGGGTCCATGAACAGAGACGGATTCAAAATGGCGCCGACGGAATCCATGTCGCGGCTCTCGCGCTGGAATTGAAGGATCAACGGCTCAAAGGGTTTGAGCAGGAGATAGGCGGTGGAGAGCGCCGCGCCGAGCTCGAGCAGCTGCTCGCGGGCGCCTTCGCGGGTGAGGGGTTGAGCGCCCGTCATGCGGCGACCCTCACGCGCGCTTGCGCCAGGAGGGTGCGCAGGCTGTCCTCGTCGGCCGTGTGGCAGAAGAGGGTGTCGAAATCGCCGGCGTCGGCGATCTCGGCGATCGGGCCGGCCCAGACGACTTCGCCGTGTTCGGTGACGACGATCTCGCCGGGCGTGCCCCAGTCGCTCGAATTGATGCGGATGTTGTGGCGCATGACGGTCATTCCTCGGGTTCGACGACGGAAAGGCGGGGGCGGCCGTCGAGGGCGGCGTTGATCCGGCTCGAGACCGCCGCGTGGCGGGCGTCCTGCGGCGAGCCGATTTCCGTCCCGTCGGGGATTAGTTCGGCGAAGATGCTGGCCGGGCCTCGCCGGGTGTATTCGAACACGCGGTCGTTCCGGCAATTATCGTCGACGATGAAAAGGCGGACGCCATCGCCGATGACGTGATAGGCCGCCGAAATCTCGCCCGCGACGAAGTGGACGATGACGGTGTTGTCGGCCTGCGCGGGATCAACGCCGCGCCAGACGAGGGCCCCGCGCACGGCGGCGTCGACGCGGGCCTCAATCTCGGCAAGTGGTTCCGTTGGCACTTTGGCGGTCAGATATGCCCCGGTCCGGAATAGACGGCCATAGATGTCGGCGGCGGCATTGCGGACGATTGTCGTGATGGTGTCCTGCTGGCTCATGCCTTGGCCTCCGGGCTGTCGATATTGGCTTTGATGGTGCGGAAGGACAGGGCGACGACCCACGGGTTTGCTTCCCAAGATTCGGGGCCGTTGATCTCTTCCCAAAGGTCGGCGTACCAATCGCGGGCATTCTTCCATTCGGGTCCGCCAAGGCGAAGGGCGGCGATATCGTTGAAGGCGTGGCCTGAGATTTTGCCGATGACGCACCCTTCGGCCTTGGCGTCTGCCTCGGAAATGTCTTGCAGCCGTTCGACCTTCACGCCTTCAACGATCAGCGTCAGGCGGGACGCCCAGCGGGGAAGGTGGATGCCTGGTCGCCATTTCCCGGGCGTCGGCGAAATGATCTTCCGTCCGGTGACGGGGAATTGCGCACACATTTCGCTGTAGCTGGCGCGCTCATTTGCCCTGTAAAAGATCGTCGCAACATCGGTCGCCCATCCGTTGACGGTGAAGGCCTCGCGGACCCAGAGCCGGTCGCTTTCCTCGAAGCGCAGCGGCTTTTTCAGGACGATCCAGCGGCCTTCCTCGCCCATGAGCCGCCCTTGCAATTCAAGGTCTTCCTGCATTTCGCTCGGGAGGCTTTCTTCAACCTGGGCGGCGACGACCCGCCGAGTCTGCGTCTTGCGGCCATCGCGCAGGGCGCGGATCATCGGCGCGCTGAAAAGGATCGGGCGGTCAGCCATTGGCGGCGTCTCCCAAAATGTCGAGATGTTCGCGGCCGTCGAGGGTTCGGCCGCTGCGGGCGGTGCCGATGCGCAGCATCATGATTGCGCCGGCCTGGGCGGCTTCGGCCTTTTGGTTGTAGCGATAGGTCCGGCCCTGTTTGTCCAGAAGCCGCGTGCGACAATTGGGATCGTCTTCCGCCGGGGCGACGCGGGCTTCGAGTTCCCAAAAGGCGTCGCGTTCGGCGGGCAGCAGAGCAGGGATCGGCGCCCATGCGCCCCATTGCTTGAAGTGGAATTTGACCTCGGCCGCGGCGCATTGGTCGCGTAGGGCGCGGAGCCAGTCGGGATGGGTCGGGCGGCCGTCGAGATCGTTGCCGCCGCCGGTGATGACGAAATCGAGACGGCGCAACAGCTCCAGCCCCGGCGCGAAATGACCATGCGCCAGAAATCCAGCCGCAATCTCCATCGGGTGTCCGAGCGCCCATTCAAGATTGACCGGCCCCAATAGCGGCTCGCAGCTGACGAACCTTTGCGCCGCCGGCGTCGCCAGCAGCGCCGGAATCCGCTCGTCCGCCCGCGTCTGGTCCTCGGCGCTCACGCCCAGGGCGACGTTGGGCAGGGGCCAGCGGCCGGGCGAGACGCTTTCGAGCTGGGCGGGCTTGATGTTGCGCTGGATCGAGATCTCGCTCGCCTTGGTCCAGACCGCCTTTTGCGTCGCCGGGTCGGCCATCAGGCGGCGCATTTCGCCGCTGCGCTTGGTCAAGATCAGGTAGGTATGGCGCGGCGTCAGCGCCATGATGGCGAGCGCCTCGATGCGCCAGGCGTCGCCGGCGGCGGGGTGGAAGAAATCCGTCATGGAGCCGACGAAGACGGTGCGCGGGCGGCCCCATTTGAGCGGCTGAAAGCGGGTCGCCTCGGTCGCCTGGTTGAGCACGCCGGTCCAGACCGGGCCGTTTTTGGCCGCCGTGACGACGCCGTCATAGGGGTTGCCCGGAAGTTCGGGCCTGGTCCGGATCTGGCCGCGCCGCATGCGCAGCATCCGCGCCGCCTGATGCATGGCGTAGCAGTTGGTGCAGGCCGGCGAGACCAGCGAACAGCCGACGAATGGGTTCCAGCTTTCGGTCGCCCAGGAGATTTTGGTCGGCATGGCTCAGGCCTCCCTTTTGACGGTCGCGAAAGCGGCTTTGACCCTTGCCTGTTGCGCGTCGATCTCCGCGATGAAGGCCTGCGCGGCCGAAAAGGCCGGGGCGACGATCGCTTCGGTGGCGCGGCGTTCGGAGCTGTTGAACAGCGTCGGATCCAGCACCGGGCCGGCGCTTTCCATGAGCCGTTTTTCGCGTTCGAATTGGCGGAACAGCGGGAGGTAGGGTCGAAGCAGTTCGCAGGCGACGGCTATGGTTTTGAGCGCGGCGTCGAGTTCTTTGATGGCGTCGGTCTTTTTCACGGCTCAGGCCTCCCCGAGGGCGGCGAGGTAGAGATCGAGGATCTCTTCCTCTTCGCGGCGCTTGGTTTGGTCCATTTTGCGGATCGCGACGATCTTGCGCATGATCTTGGCGTCGTAGCCGTTGCCCTTGGCCTCGGCGTAGACCGCCTTGATGTCGTCGCCGATCTGGCCCTTTTCCTCTGCGAGCCGCTCGATGCGCTCGATAAAGGCCTTTAGATGGCCGCCATCGACGCCGGCGACGGTTTTGGTCGCGCGGCGGGCTTCGCGTTCCTCGGCGGTCTCGGCCGAGCGCTCCATGAAGGACGTCATTGGTCGGCTTCCCGTCGTTCTGTTTCTTGGAGAAAAAGTTTTAGGTCGTAACGTTCGGCGGCGATCGGATGGTGATTAAACAGCCAACGCCAATAGAACTCGCCCATCTCATGAAGCGGCGTCCATTCGCCCCAATAATCGTCGATGAGGTCGTTCAGCTCATCTTCCGCGACGCGGCATTCGGGGTGCAGGTAACAATTGAAAACATCGCCGTCATGGACGCCGAATGACCGCCACGCGGGTTCGCCCGGCTGCATGCCGAGAAGACAGGCTTCGCAACGTCGCGGCTTGCGGATCGATGCGACGTATTGGTCGCTGCGAAAGTCGCTCATTGCGCGGCTTCCTTCGCGGCGATGTTCAGGGCGATGTCGAGGTAGTGGACGCCGGCGCTGATGCGGTGCTTGCGAACGCCGAGATTTTCGAGCGTGTGGCCGAACAGGGCGAGCGAGACGGGGTCGTGGCCGCGCAGCGCGTCCCATTGGGTGAAGGCGTTGTGGAGCGTCTGCGCCTTGGTGCGACCAGCGTCGGGGCCGCGCGTACAGCACCATTCGAGGAAATTGGCGATGCGGGCGATGGGCTCGTTGGCATCGTCCGGGTAAACGCTGGCGACGCCGGCTTCGACGTCCTTGTCCGGAATGGCGGCGTAGATTTCTTTCTGCGATCCGCCCTCGGTCGCTTCGATGGCGTCGAGCATGGCCTCTGCGGTGGTGCGGGTGTCGGGGGCGGACGCTCGCTTCAGATTGGCGAGGATCTCCGGGGCGACGAAGTCCGGCAGGAAGCCGGGCACGCTGAGCGGATCGGGCGTCTCCGCTGGCGGCGTTAGGCGCAGGACTGGCGGGAGCCAATTGCGATGCCTGGCGATCACCGTGACGTGCTCGATCAGGTCCGGCTTTTTGAGCTTGCCGCGTTCGGCGGCCTTGGCTTCGCCCTCCATCTCGCGGATGGCGGCGATCGCGGCGTCGCGCGTCGCGGCGTGGAAATAGAGCGCGGGGTCGAAATGTTCGACCAGAGCGTCGCCGATCGCAGCGCGGGGCGCGGCGACGTTCAGCAGGTCGAGGCCGGCGCCGATCTTCTCAAAGCGCGCCGTATCGATGGCGGCGCCGATCAGTTCGCAAAAGGCCGTGGTGAGGTCGTTCAGGGAGGACGCGGCGGCGAGTTGCAGCGCCTTCTCGAAGCGCAGCTGCGCCAGCGCCTTGAGCAGCTCGTGGCGCGGCGTCCAGCCCCGCCGCGCGTGCAAGCGCAGATCGAGGATGGAGCCGCCGCACTGGCAGCCGAGCGTGGCGACGGAATAGATCAGGGCCAGATTGACATTGCGCTCGGTGACGTCCTGCAGCGCCGCGTTCATGGTCTCGTCCAGAACTGTGCGCAGGCCTTTGCCGATGGGTTCGGCGGCCGGGAGAGGCGCGGGTTTTTCCATGCTGGGCGTGCTGGCGCGGGGCGCGGGTTCGCCGGCGTCGTCGTCTTCGTCAAAGTCGCCGTCGCCCTCGTCGGCGGCAACCACGCTGGCGCGCTGGATCGCGCGGTCGACGACCAGGCGGCCGTGATGGTCGAAATCGACATCGACGCCGAGGCTGGCGCGTTGGGCGGCCGTCAGGGCGCGCATGGTGGCTTTGGCCTCGATGGCGTCGGCCTCGGCGAAAAGCGCGTCGAAGACCTCATGCTCGGGGGCGTCGGCGGCGAGGTCGCGTCCGGCTGCGGGTCTGATCTGCGCCTCGATCGCCTCGATGCGCGCCGCTTCCTCAGGCAGATAATCCGGCTCGAAACCGCCGAGCTGGTCGTTGCCGTCGCTGTCGTCGGCCGGAGTGGTGTAAAAGCCCCAGCCCTCGGCCTTGCAAAAGCGCTCGCCGGCGTCGCAAAGCTTCGCGTTGGCGAGCTTGTCGATCAGCGCGCCCTGAAAAAAGCGCTCCTCCTCGAACAGGCTTTCGCGGACTTCGCCGCCGGCGGCGCGATAGGCGGCCTCGCCGACAAAGCGGACGGCGTTGGCCCATGTGTTGCGCCAATCTCCCAGTAGGGATTTCTTGATGTTCCAGGGCGAACCTCGCATCGGTTTGTTCGCCGGGTCGTCGAAAAAGGCTTCCTGCGCCGCGATATCGTCGCTCACCGCATAGGCGCGCGCGGCTTCCGCATTGATCTCGCCATCAAGCCACGCCTTGCGGATCTTCGGCGAGAGATCGCCGAGCGCCAGGCGCTGGCGGACCTGTTGGCGGGTCAGGCCGAATTCCTTGGCGATCACCTCGACGGCCTGTTCCGGCGACGGCAGGGCGTGGGCGATGGCCGCGAAGGCCTCGAACTGGCGGACCGGGTGCATCGCCAGCGTTTGCGTGTTCTCCATGGTGGAGAGCGCGATCAGCTCGGCGTCCGTTGCGTCGTCGACCATTTTGGCCGGGATGTTCCAGAACGCGCCGGGCGTCTCGGCCTCGATCTCGCAGAGCGCGCGCCAGCGGCGGCCGCCGGCGAGCACGACGAAGCGATTGTCGGCGCCGCGATGGACGACCAGCGGATTGATCAGGCCGACCGCGCGCACGGTCGCCTTGAGGCTGGACACATCGTCGGAAGGGTCGAGCTGGCGGACGTTGAACGGCGACAGGCCGGAAAGAAAATCGAGAGGGATGACGGTTTCGGTGATCTGCATGGCGGGCTCGAAAGTCAGGCGGCGGGGTCATGGGGAAAGAGCGAAAGCGGAAACAAGCGATTGGCGACCTGGTCGAGCAGGTCGCCGGCCGCGTCGTCCTCGGCGGCGTTGCGCGCGCCCTGCTGCAGCGCCATGCAGAAGCCGAGGGCGAGGCTGTCGCGGCAGAATCGGGCGTCGGTATCGGCCGTCGGCAGCGCAATGAATTCCTCGATCGCGGCGACCGCCACGGGAAGGGCGCAGATGCTGATCGCGAACAGGACCGCCTCGCGGATGGGCTGGATATGGGCGGCGCAGGCCTCGAAGGGCGCGCCGCCAATCAGCGCGGACAGCGGCGTGCGCGGCGCCACGACATGAAAGGACCGGCGCTTTTCACGCGCCAGGGCGTCGGACAGATCGATGATGCGTGCGCTCATGCGGGGTCTCACTTGGGCGGGCTCGGTGCGAGGTGAAATGGCCCGGCGCTTCCGGGGGAGGGCGGAAGCGCCGGGCGGTCCGCGCGGCTGTTACGGCTTCGCGCGGATAAACTTGCCGGGGTGGGCTTTGCGAAAATCTGTAACGGCGCGTTCGCCTTCGGCGGTTACCTGCTCGGCGGCCCAGCCCAGGGTGCAAAGCGTCGAAAAGGCGGTGCCCAGCGTGTGGCGTCCGGAATCGGGAATGCGCGCGTATAAATCCTCGACCATGCGTTCCCGGATGGTTTGGCCGTGGCGCATCTCGGCGCGGCGAACCGGCCAGATCGCGCCATCCTGCGTCAGCTTGCGGGCCTCGAATTTGCGGCGCATCGCGTCGCGGGACATCGCCGCGAAGGCGTCGGAGAAATAGCTCATTCGGTCGCTCCCTCGGTTGGCGCGGCGTCGTCCAGCGCCTCGGCGAAGGCGTCGAGGCAGGCGCGAACGTCCTGCTCCGCCTCGCGCGCTCTTTGCGCGGCCTCGCGCAGGGCGTCGTTCGAAAATTCCGGAGCGCAAAGTCGGTAATTGAGATGGCTGATGCGCTGTGAAAGCAGGATGTTGGCCTGAAACAGGCTGTGCTGGAGGCGCTGCAGCGCGCGGATGCGGATCGACATGGCGGGCCTCAGCGGATCAACAGATGAGGGTTCACGATCAGCGCGACGCCGGCGGCGGCGCAGCACGCGCACCAGATCGTCATGGGATCGAAAAAGCGGAGAACTTTGCGGATCATCGGGCCGCCTCCGGGATGGGGGTCCGCGCGTCGGCGAAATGGCTCAGGCGGCCTTGGCGCGCGAGCTCGGTGACGACCGGGATGAAATGGTTTTCCAGCTGGGCCTCGGTCCAGCCGAAGGCGAGTTGATGCTGCCGATCGACATAGCCGCAGGCGGCGCGAGCGGTCAGCACGTCGGCCGTCATGCGCAGGCGGATCGCCTCACTGTGCGTCATGGCGGCGCGGTCGTGCGGCCAGATCGGATGCTCGGCGATCTTCTGCAGCACGGGGCCGGGAATGGCGTCGGCCGGGAAGGCTTGCGCCACTACCTCCAGTTCGTTGAACAGCGCAAGCATGTCAGCGTCCTCCGTGTTCGCGCGCGATGGCGGCGAGGCGCTCGGCGATTTTTCGCCGGATGCGACGGCGGCGCAGGATTTCGCGGGCTGCAACAGCGCCAATGAGCGCGACGGCGGCGAGGGCGGCTCCGGCGAGAATGGGTGCGGAAACATCCATCAGCGGCCTCCGTCGATCAGCGTGGCGGCGCGGCCGGAAAGGTCGGCCTCCGCGCAGTAGGTCGACGGGCGCGCTGGAGGCATTGGCGGCGCACGGCGGGCGGCGCAAGATCGGATGGCCGGGGCTGATTCGAGCCAGCCCCGGCCTCGCGATTTCCAGTCGGCGTCCGATTGGAGATCAGACCCAACAACCGATTGGAGATCACGAATGGAAAATTCAGAAAAACCCGTCTGGGTTCTGGATGCGAAAGGCGACATCGTCACGCATCCCCTGACTGGCTGGAACTGCGCGCAGGCGTTTGGAAGCGCCTTGATTCTACAGCTTCAATATCTTCAGGACGGATCGTCAGACCTTGCAAAGCCGGATCGACTTCAAATCGTGCTGACGCCACTTCAAGCGCTAGAGCTTGCGGAGGTACTTGCCAGAGCAGGGCAATTTCTGCTGTCCGGGGCTGGGCCCCATGCGCCGACGAATTGAGAGGCGTCTGATCGTCCGGCATGTCAGCGGCCCTCGCGGATGAGGGCGCCAATCGCATCGCCGGCAGGCGGGACGAAAGCGACGTGCGCCGCGCTGAAGCTGGAGACCTGCGGGCTCGGCTCGGCGATCAGACAGAGCGCGATGATGATCGCGGCGAAGCTGATCAGGCCAAGAAAATTTCCGAGGAATTTTAGGAAAGTGACGGTCAACGAGCGCGGCGCTCGGCGGGCGGTATAGATCATGCCGCCGGCGTCGAGCGCGGCGAGGCGCTGCTCGGAGGAAAGGGGTGATTGAAGCACGGGCGCCTCCAAGGGCGCGGGGTGCGCCGATGGAGAAAATCATATATGGAAAATGTTCCACGTCAAGAACGCATGGAAAACATTCCACAATGCGCCTGCAGGGCGCTTTGGCTCGAACTTTCGCGAGATACTAGGGTTTTCCGCCGATGGCTGAAAAAACTACAAATACCCCTGATGCGAGGCTGTCGAAAAAACGCCCGACCCCCGTCAAAAAATATCGCGCATCAGCATTTGTAAAATAAACGGCCGTCAGGGAGGTCGCGACGATCAACAAGATGATTACTTTTCCGCCATTTTTGTCGGGCTTTGTCGACCCACTCATGGTGCGCTTTCAAGCGGAAAAACGTCAGGGAACGACGCACGCTTCGACGATTCCATCTTCGATAACTCCAATAGCGACCAGGGTGCCGTAGCAGGGGCGAACCGATATTCTGGTTGGCGCAGCTGGTGGCTCAGTTAGTGTCACCACTGTCTGGGTTGAGTGGCCAGCAAAATGGCGAAATCCCAGGTGACGTTCGCGGCCTGCGCCGTAACGGCCGCCGACATAGTGCGAGCCTAGGCCGTGTGAATTCAATCCGCCGATCCGATGGCTACCGAGCCGGCCATGCGCGGATGCGTCAGACGCGAAAACGATAATAGAGACTAGAATCGAATAAAATGGGATTTTCCACATAAAGCGCTCCGTCGAAAGGCTATTTTTTAAACGTCGGTCGATTAGCGAAAGAAAAAGCTGCGATTAATTCCGGCCGGCATGGCGACGGACGTAATTGACTGGCGTCATTCCTTTCTTGGCCCGCTTGCCTTCTTCTCTCGGGCGGCGATCGGCATAGCGCGCGATTGTACCAAGGTAACGGTGCGCCGCGAGCAATGTCACCAACTCGGCGGCGGCGTTGAGCGATTCGATCAGCCATTTATCGCCATTGCCGTGCCGCACGATCTTGAGGAGCCGCCGACCGTCGTCGAGGTGAACCACCGCATATTGATCCACAAGCTCGGCGGGAAGCGATGCGGCGCGCTCATAAAGAACGAATTCGCCGTCGAAAAATCGAGGATATTGGGAATCGCCGCGCACAAGAAGCGCGCCCATGTCGCCGTTGGTCGGAATAGCGACGGAATCTGGGGCATCCCAGGAAGAGGGATCGTCAATTTGTTCGACGAGCGCCCCCGCGCCGACGAGGCCGTCGACCCGAACATAGGCGCAGGGATGCAATTTGTCCGCTGATTCGGGATGCACCGTCTTTGGCGGTGGCATAACAACGATTTCAGGCCTCGCTCGGGTCTCTTCTTCTTCGAAAGCAAGCCAGGCTGGCGAAACATCCAATCCCTTGGCCAGCTTTTCAACGGTTTCGAGTGTCGGCGAATGATCTTCCTTCTTCAGAATTTTGGAAACGCTCCATTCGCTGAGGCCGGCGGCGAGCGAAACTGACCGAAGGGACACGGGCTCCCCGCGCGCCGCCTCCAGCTCGGCGAGACGCTGCCGAATTCTTTTCCGGATCGTTTCGTTGCTCATATGTGGATTATTATCCATTAACGAAATGAGGCGGAGTGGAACGTTTTCCATATGTGCTTGACAGATGTGGAAGATATTCCATATCATCCCCGCTATGGATGAATTGAGCCGTCTTTTTCTTCTCGCCGACGCCTACGCTGCCCATTGCGGCTTGAGCGAAAGCACGGTCTCCGCCCGAATATTGGCTGGCGGCGGACGCCTGCGAAAAATTCGCGAGGGCGGTGATATCGGCGTCCGCCGAATCAACGAGGCCATAGCCTGGCTCGCGGATAACTGGCCCGAGGGCGCGGAGTGGCCCGGCGGCGTCGAACGCCCGGCGGCGCAGGGCGATGGAGAGGCGGCATGAGCTCAATGCTTACGTTCGCGTTCCTTCATCAACAAGGCGGCCGCGAAGTTAGCCCTTGTATTGGAATCGATCTTTCCGCCGGGTTTTCCGCAGACGAAGGCGGCCAAGGCGTCAGGGGCGATCATCATCTTCACCCCGATGATGTCACGCGCCGCAAGGCCTTCGAGCACTTTCAGCATCTTGGTCTCCCATTGGTCAAACGAGGGGATCATCTCGTCGTCGCTGATTTCGACAATTCGCGGGTAGTCTTCCCTTCGGAACCAGGCGACGGCGGCGATCTTCTTGGCGGCCATGAAAACTCCTTCGCAGATAAAAAAAGCAGGGGCGCATCATGAGTGTCGCTCGGCCCTCGGCGTTGCGCCCGTCAGCGTTTCGACGCCTCATAGGCCGCGATGAACAGCTTGCGCGCCGCGACGGCCGCTTCGCCAAGCGCGTCAACGAGCACATCGATCCCGGCGGGGTCGAGGTGGGTGGGAGACGGGGCCTCGATGGTGATGCCACCATCCTCGCGCGGCGTGACGCGAACGCCGTAATCGGCGCAGCTGCGCGGCTTGGGCGGTTCACTCATTTCATGGCTCCGTCGGTTGGTCTTGGCGATCCCGATGGTAGAGCGAGTCGGGCGGCGGTCACAACGTCGCCCGGCTTTTCCACAGCGGGAGGCGCCGCATGACGCAGCCTGGCGTCCGCTTTGCGGTTTCGCGCGAGCCGGATTGGGCCAGCTTGCAGGCGCGCGGGTTCAATCCGACCCAAAGCCGGCGCGTCGTTTTCATGTTGACGTCCGCCCGGCCGGGTTGGGGACCCTTGCGGACGCGGAGCTTCAATCCTTCGGCTGGCGAGGCTTTTGACGCGCGACCGCCTCAAGCAGATCCTGCGCCAGCATTTCCGCCTGAACCGGCAGCAGCGATCCGGCGACCGTGGTGGAGATTTTTCGCTCCGCGAGGTCTGCGGCAGTCATGACCAAGCCCAGCTCCAGGGCGATTTCGCCATTCTCCCGACCTTTCACTGCGGCGATGACGACCGCAGGCATGAGGTCTTCGTCTGCCATTCCTGAATCCTTCATCGTGGTTCGTTGCGGGACAGGTGCATGGGACGCAAGAATTGGGTGCATCCGGAACAAAAATCGGCAGCCCCGAAAACGTCACGGAATAGGGCGGTCATGAATACGATCGTGTCCGACGCCCGCGAATGGGCGCGCCAGATGGTTCATGCGGAATCGCGCGGCAGCGGCGATCTCGACCGCGCCATGGCGGCCGTCGCCCGGCGCTGCGGCGTCACGGTTTCGCTGATCCGCTCCCTGCATTACCGCCCGCCCAAGGATCTCTGGGCGTCCTGCTATTTCAAGATCGCCTCGGCCTATCGCGCCGAATGCGAGCGACAGGCCCGAAAAATTGAGCACGAAATCGCGATCACCTCCGCGAAGGTGGGTTCTACCTCTGTTTTTGTGCGCGCGGCTGCTGCTTTGGCTGGCGCGGAAGTTCCCGGCGCTGACGCGTCTGTTTCCGGCCTGGCCGAAAAAGTCTGCGAAAAAGTCTGAATGAGCGGCGGCCGCCTTGGCCGCCGTTTTTTGTTGGTCGCGTTTGGCGTTCCCTCCGTTTGTTCCCCGTTTCCTTTCGAGTGCTCGCGCCCGGCTGCGTTTGGCCGGGCGCGAGGCGCGTTTTTCTTCGCCGTTCGCGTCGCGCGGGCGGATTGCGAGGCCCCATGACTGTTTTATTGGCGAAAGACTGGACCGAAATCGCGCTGGGGCCGGACGGCGCCAGCGTGTTGGTCAATGGCAAGCTTTATGTCGCCGGGCGCATGGCCTGTCGCGCGCTTGCCACCTGGCAGGACGTGGCGCCCGGCGCGCGCGTCGTGCTGCCGAGCACGTTGCACGATACGCCGCGCTACATGGCGATGCTGGACCGCTTTCTGTCGCGCTTCGTCGATCTGCAGCTCAAGCGCGACATGCGGCGCGGCCATGGCATGGCGGTCAATTTCACCGTCCGCGCCGCGAGCGCCGAGGAGATCGCGGCGGCCGAGCCCGGCAAAGAGCCGGAGATTGCGCCCTCGCGCGCGGCGTCGCCTGCGCCGGGGCGGCTGGCGCGCCGGCCGGCGCCGCTCGGGCCGGATGAGGTGCGGGCGCTGGCGGCGCGCTACGCCCGCGGCGAAATCACGCGCGAGGCGATGTCGCGCGCGTTCTGGCGGGGGCCGGCATGAGCGATTACGCGCCGCTTGACCGCAAGACGCAACGGCTCTTCGTCGACGTGCCCGAAGTCATCGCGGATAATCTCGCCGCAATGGCGAGGAAAATCGGCGTTTCGCGTAATGTTTATGTGAAGCAGCTTTTCGAGGCGGCTTACTCTGCCCGCTGCGCCCCGACCGACGACCGGGAGTTGGACGCGGCTATGCGATCGCCAGCGATCGGATCGGGCGCGCCGGCGAACCCGCCGTATCAGGGGTCGGGCGGCCGTCGCGATTCGGACGCGATCGCGAACCTGGAGCGCAAGCTGGCTGCGGAGCGGCGCCGCGCCGAAAAGCTGGCTGCTGATCTGCGGGCAGCTGAAGATGACAGACGCGATCTTTCGCACCGATTGAGCATGGCGCTGACGGCTCAAAAGCTCCGGGCTTGCATTGAAACATTGCCGGAGTCCGACCCGCGGCCGCAGATTACGGTGTCTAGGCCGGTCAATCCGTCCTTGACGCGCGGTGAAATCAAGATCGTTCGCGGGCTGGCTTCAGTTGGAAAGTCGGCGGCGAAAATCGCCAAAGAGATGGGATTTCCGGCCGCCGCAGTCACCAGCGCTCTCACGGGCGCTGGTGGCAAATGAACGCCGGCGACGTGCTTTGGTTCCGCTATGTGCGCCATGCCGAGCGCGCCGCCTATGAGGCGCGCGGCTGGGTGTTCGCCGCCGATCTCGGCCTGCTGCACGGCATCTATTCGGTACTGATGCAATGGGCCGGGGAGGGGGCTCCGCGATGAGTTGGCCATTCGAACCCCTCAAACCTTTCGCTTACGATCTCGTCGTCGCCGATCCGCCGTGGCCCTGGGAGACCTATTCGGCCAAGGGGCAGCAAAAGTCGCCGGAGGCGCAATATCAAACCATGTCGCTGGGCGATATCGCCGCGCTGCCGGTCGGCGATCTGATCGCGCCAGGCGGCGCGCTGATCTGCTGGGCGACATGGCCGCTGGTGGCCACGGGGGCTGTCGAGCGCTGCATGCGCGCCTGGGGCTTTCCGCCGATCACCGGCGGCGGCTGGGCCAAGCGCACCGTCAGCGGCAAGCTGCGCTGGGGCACGGGCTATCGCAACAGATCCTTGTGCGAGCCCTATTTCGTCGCCGCCCTGCCGGGCGCGCCCGTGGTCGATGGCCGAAAATTTCCCAATCTGATCGAGACGCTGATGTCCGAGCTGGAGGCGGTCTCGTTCGACGGTCTGGCGCGCGAGCATTCGCGCAAGCCGGACGAATTTTACGCGCTGCTGGCGGAGCTTTCGCCGGGCGCGCGGCGTCTCGAACTATTTTCCCGCGAGACGCGGCCCGGCTGGGACGGGTTTGGCAATGAGGCCACGAAATTCAATGGCGAGACCTGTGGAGAGCCGGCGTGAATGCGGAAGCGGTGAATTGGGCGCGGCGGCAGAAGGCCGGCGGCGCGGTGGAAAAGTGCGTGCTGCTCAATCTGGCGCTGGGCGCCGACGACAAGGGCGTCTGCCTCGTCTCGCGCGCCGATCTGGCGCAGCGGGCGGAGCTGTCGCGCTCGGCCGTCGAGCGCGCGCTGCAGACTCTGCGCGCCAATGGGCTGATTGGCCGCGATGTCGCGGCGGAATTTGTGGAGATCCGGCTGATGACGGATCGGGAAGAAGGGGGCGGAAAATGAGCGTGGCCTTACAAAAATGGGCATGGAGCGCGAAAGCGGGCGGAATGCTCGAAAAGCTCGTGCTTGTCACGCTTGCGGGGCTCGCGGATTGTCGAGGATCGTGCTGGCCGGTTGGCCAAGAATTGGCTGAATCTGCTGAGGCGAGCGAAGGCGAAATCGCGCTTGCGCTGGATCGACTGGAAGCCAGGGGGCTGATTTATCGCGCGCCGCCGAAACGGATTGGCGTGAAGGCGGAGGGCGTGGTGCTCGCGGATGCGCTGTGCTGGGAGTATGCGCGCCGGCTCGGCTGGAGAGGTGATCAGGCGAGCGTCGGGGGCGCGCCATGAGCGTCAACGCGCACAAATGGGCGCTCGATCAGCATATCGGATCGGCCGGCGCGAAGTTCCTGCTTTCGGTTTTGGGCTCGTGCGCCGACGTCACCGGCGCCTGCTTCCCCTCGCAGGAATGGCTGGGCGCGACGACCGATCAATCGGTCGCGACCGTCCAGCGCGGCCTGCGGCTGCTGGAGAGTCTCGGCAAGATTTACATCGGCCCGCGGCGGGTGAAAAAAAACGGCCATGCCGGCACGCGCGTCTATGTCGTTTTGCACGATTCCTACTGCGTCGAATATGCGCTTTCGCTCGGGTTCGACCCCGCCGAAGTGGGCAAGAAACGCGAAAATCCGCTCTCGGATGAAGAAAGCGAAGCGGATCATGGCGATAGCGAACGGCAGACGCTGCAAAATGACGTGTCAGCGGAAAACGCATCTGAAGAAAATCAAATAGATGGCGAAAAGCCCAATGAAAACAGACACGTCAATTTGACGCTTCAGGATGCTGGGGCGCAGACGCTGCAAAATGACGTGTCTGCTGATACGTCACTGGCGCCGTGTCATGAAAGATCATATCTGAAATCTTCCCCCCTAAAGTCCCCCCCAGCTTCATCGGACGCGGCCTTGGCCGAAGGTTCATGGCTTTCCGACTGGAACCGGTTCGTCGATGCGTGGACCTGGGCTGACGGCGAGCTGCTGGAGCCGGTGCGGCGCAAGTTTCGTGAGCTGTCGCCCGAAGAGCGGGTGCTGGCGATCGAGCATATCCCGGCCTATGGCGCCGAGGTTCAGCGCAAGCGCAGCAAGCCGATGTCGGCGCGAAGCTGGATCGGCCGGAAGGGCTGGGAGCCGTTCGTGCTGGCGGCCAAGAAACATCCAACTCTCTCGCCGGGGAAGACCGTGCCGGTGATCAAGAACTCGCCGGCCTGGTCCGCATGGCTGCAGGCCCGTGGCGTTCGCAGCTTTCCGACGCGGAAGCACCTGGTCGACGGCAGGCTTTGCGATGTTTGGGATTTTCCGACGCTCTACCCGCCAGGCGGAGGCGGCCATGGCGCGCGGGCCGGGTGATGGGCGGTCTGGGGTGAGGGCGTGCGTTGGGCTTGGCGGAAATCAGGGCGGGCGAAATGGCGGCGGAAAAGCAGATTTCTTGGGGTGTTGCGCATACCACGGCCTATGGCTTCGGGCTGGCGCGCGACGAATTGCGGGAGATGGGCTTTCCGGTGTTCGCGCCGAGGGTGCGGACCACGGAGGTTAGGCATTTCGGGCGGGCCAAGGCGCTGCGCAGGGCGATCGAGCGGCCACTATTTCGGGGCTATGTCTTCGTCGGCTGGGCGGCGGGCAGCGACGACTGGGCGGCGGTCGTGGACGCGCGCGGCGTGGTCGATCTACTGCGAAGCTGTGGAAAACTTTCGGCGCCTTCGCTCGTGCCGCCGGCGCTGATGGCCGCGATGATGAACGTTGGGGAATTGATTGATCTGACGTTGAAACGCGACGTTCGCGAGCGTGAAGAGTTTAAGCGCGGCGACGTCGTGCGGGTGAACAGGCCTGCGTTCGAAGACCAGATCTGGCGGGTCGCTCGCCTTGACGGTCGGGCGCGAATCAGATTCATTCTGCAATCGTGTAGGCCCGGGTTCGAGAAAGTCGAATTAAAAGCCTCCGCCGAAGACCTTGTGAAGGTCGAGGCGTAACCGTCGGGTATGGCTGGCGGTGCGGTTGCACGGATGGCGCGGAAGCCGATAGGCGCTGCGCTCGGAGCAACAGGCAAGCGGATCGTTTCCGCCCAAGTGCGAAAGCAATGGCGAAAGAGCAGCCCGAAAGGCTTTCACAGCATGGCGCTGAAGTGCAGGCCGCCGATGCTGGCTTGCGCCGACAGGTCCGCGGCGCGCGTTCCCCCGAAGGTGCGGGACAACTTTTACATTACGCCGGAGTTCAAGGCCTGGCGTGAGATCGTCATCGGCCGGGCGGGGCGGAGATGCGAGAAATGCGGGCGCGCCGAGCGTCGCATGTTCGCGGATCATATCGTCGAGGTGAAAGACGGCGGCGCGAAGCTGGACCCAGCCAATGGCCAGTGCCTCTGCGGCTCCTGCCACACCTTGAAGACCAACGAAGAGAAGGCGAAGCGTCTGGCTCGTCCGATCTCGGCGGAGGGGTAGGGGGTTTAATTCCCCAAGCGAAGGCAAGCACGCGACCGCACTCAATCCCGGCCGGAGATTTTTGACCTTCGGTTTTCGCGTTAGATAATTAATCAAACGCACAATCAAACAGGCAATCAAAGAGCGAGCAAATCAATGGCGCGAGGCGGAAAACGTCCCGGCGCTGGGCGCAAGCCGGGCTCGGTGAACAAGCGTCTCAGCGTCCTCCCCAGCAAGGTCAACATCCTCGGCATGTCGCCGATCGATCTGATGAAGACTGCGGCGGAGAAGCTGGCCGATAAAGGGGACTGGGCCGCCGTCGCCATGATTGGCGCCAGGCTCGCGCCTTACGTTCACCCGAAGATGCCAACGCTCGCGCAGCAGGGCGCCCGGCATGCCGACCAGAAGCTGCAAGATGATCTGTTCGATCCTCGTCCGGCTCCCGGGCCCTCCAAGCCCGGCTCAGCAGTTCCTGACGAATTCGACGGCCTGCTGAATTGAGCGGACCTACGCACTGGGACCTGTCATGCACAGACTGGGAACAGCGGCTGCGCGACGGCCGGAGCCTGGTCCCGGATCTTCCGCTTGATCGTGAAGCCGGCGATCGGGCGGTCGCGGTCTTCGACAGGCTTCAGTTGCCGGACGTCACCGGCAACCCATACCTCGCCGAGGCCGCCGGAGACTGGTTCCGCGATATCGTTCGCGCGGCGTTCGGCTCCTGGGACGCCGCAAGCCAGCAACGCTATATCCGAGAAATCTTCGCCCTGGTGGGCAAGAAGAATTCGAAAACGACCTATTCGGCGGCGATGGGCCTGACCTGGCTGCTGCTCAACAGACGCCCGAAGGCGGTAGGCATTCTTGTCGCGCCGACTCAGGACATCGCCGACGCCGCTTTCAGCCAGGCGGATGGCATGGTGCAGATCAACCCGAACATCAAGGACAAGCGGGTCCACGTTCAAAACCACCTCAAGAAGCTGACGAACCTGCTCACCGGCGCAACGCTGGAAATCTTCACTTTCGACAGCAATGTGCTCACGGGCCAGCGCCCGGCCTTCTGGTTGCTCGACGAGCTCCACGTCATCGGCAAGAAGGCGAAAGCGGCGAGCGCCATCGGCCAGTTGCGCGGCGGCATGATCTCCATTCCGGAAAGCTTCGGAATGATCATCTCGACCCAGTCGGACGAAGCCCCGACCGGCATTTTCAAATCGGACCTGATGGCCGCGCGCGCGATCCGCGACGGGCGCATCAAGGCTAGCAAGACGCTGCCGATCCTCTATGAATTCCCCGATACGATCGCGCGCGACGAAGTGAAATGGCGGGATCCGCGGAACTGGCCGATGGTCATGCCCAACAACGGGCGCTCGATCACGGTCCCGCGCATGCAGGAATCGCTCGCGGAAGCCGAAACCAAGGGCCGCGAGGAAGTCGTTCGTTGGGCCTCCCAGCATCTCAACATCCAGATCGGCGTCGGCCTCAAGACCGATAACTGGCCCGGCGCCAAGCATTGGGAGAAAAACGGGGATTCGTCGCTGACGCTGGGCCAGATCCTCGAGCGCAGCGACCTCATCACCGTCGGCGTCGACGGCGGCGGTCTTTACGACATGCTCGGGCTGGCGGTTCTCGGCCGGGAAACTTACGAAGAGCTCGTCCCGAGCGAGTCTGATCCCGACGTCTATATTCCCAAAGCGAAGACCCGCTGGCTTCATTGGGGCCGCGCCTGGCTGCATCGGGATGCGCTGGAGCATCAAAAGGATGTGGCGCCGAAGTTCCTCGAACTCGCGGCGACCGGAGATCTGGTGATCGTCGAGCGGATGGATACGGCGGTCGAACAGGTCGCCGACGAAATCGAACAGATTTTCGAGACCGGCCTCCTCCGACACATCGGTTTCGATCCGGTCGGCGTCAAGGAAATCGTCGAGGAGCTCGGCCATCGCGGCATCTTCTCGCTGGAGGCGGGCGGCCCCATCGAGGGCGTCAAGCAGGGTTATACGCTGCAGGGCACGATCAAGAGCGTCGCGAACAAGCTGGCCGATGGCGAGCTCATCCATTGCGCGCAAGCCCTGATGTCCTGGTGCGTCGGCAATTGCATGCTGAAGGGCAGCGACAACGCCCACATGGTCACCAAGCAGGCGTCAGGAACCGCGAAGATCGATCCCGTCATGGCGATCTTCGACGCCGCGCATCTTATGCCGCGCGAGGAAGATCCAAAGGCCTCCGTCTATACCGCCGATCGCGGCCTTCGCATTTGGTAAGGGCATCCATGTCGGTTTTGGCAGTCATCGCGCGCGATCTGATCGGTCTCGCCGGAGCGGCGTCGATCACCTATGGCGCGTGGCTCGTGCTGCCGGCCGCTGGGTTCATTGTCGGCGGCGCTTTTGCGCTTGTCGGCGCCATCGTGCTCGCCAAGGCGAGCGCAGACGATCCGTCCGATGTAAATGAGGATGCGGCTTGATGCGCGGTCTTTTTGGCTCGATGACGCCGCGCCGAAAAAGCGGCGCCGGCGATATCGGCGGCGGCGCGTGGTTTCCGTTCCTTGGCTCGGTCAAGTCGTCGAGCGGCATCGCGGTCAACCAATCGACGGCTATGCGCTGCTCGACGGTGTTCGCCTGCGTCAACATCATTTCCGAAGACGTCGCGCGCGCCGAGCCGAAACTTTACCGGCCATTGCCGGATAGAACTCTTTCCGATGGCCGCAAAGCGCCAGGCGGCCGCGAACAGGTTACGGATCATCCGCTCGCGAAATTGTTCCGGCGCCCCAACCGGGTGCAAGACTGGTTTCAGTTCGCCGGCATGATGGAGCGTGCGGTAGAGCTGAAGTCTAACGCCTACGCGATCGTCCTGCGCGATCGCCGCGGCGATCCGTCCGAGCTGATCCCGATGAACCCCGACAAGGTCACGGTGCTTGAGGCGGCGGACGGATCGATCTTCTATCAGTTCGCGCCGACCGGCCTGTTCGAGCTGTCGATTCTGACCAAATTGCCGCAGACCTATGCGGGCTTCCGCGTCCCCTCCGAGCATGTGTTCCACATGCAGGATCTGGGCTTCAACATGCTGATGGGGTCAAGCCGCATCGGCTTCGCGGCGGATTCGATCGGTCTGGCGCTCGGGCAGGAGAAGCAGGCCGGCGCCTGGATGCAGAACGGCGCGCGTCCTTCCGTTGTTCTGACGACCGAAGGCAAGCTGACCGACGACGCCGCAAAACGCATGAAGGCGGAATGGGAGGAGATGAACGCCGGCCTCGCCAATACCGGCAAGACCGTCGTGTTCGAACAGGGACTCAAGGCGCAGGCTTTGTCCCTAAGCTCGGTCGATCTCGAATTTCTGAATAGCCGTGGCTTTCAGGTCGAGGACATCTGCCGGTTTTTCCGTGTCCCGCCGCACAAGGTCGCCAAAACCGACCGATCGACCAACAATAATATCGAGGCGCAGGACGCCGATTACACCAACAACACGCTGTCGCCGAAATTCACGCGATGGGAGCGCCGGCTTGAATTCCATTTCGGCCTCGATCTCGAAGGGCTGGAAGTCGATTTCGATCTGTCCGACCTGTTCCGCGCCTCGCCGTCAGGCCGCATGCTGATCGCGCGCCAGGGCGTCGTCGGCGGCGTGCTGACGCAAAATCAGGCGCTGTCGCTTTACGATCCGAACCTGCCGATGCAGCCCGATGGCGACAGGCTGCTGGCGCCGACCAATCTTGCCGCGTCCGGCAGCCAGGCGGCGGGTGGCGCGCCCGATGACGCGGGCCGGCCTCAGGCCGAAGACCAAAGGCTTTGACGATGACCCTCAAGCGCAAATTTTTCCAGGCTTCGGCAAATTCCGAAGGGCTCGGCGATCGTCAGGTTCGCGTCGTCGTCTCGACCGCAAGCGTCGATCGCGCCGGCGATATCGTCATTCCTGGCGGCATCGATCTGTCGGCCTATAAGGCCAATCCGATCGTGCTGTGGAATCACGACCCGAAAACGCCGGTGGCGCGCTGCGCCGAGATCGCCGTCAAGGGCGACTCCGTCGAGGCTTTGGTGCAATTCCCGCCCGAAGGCGACGACCCGGACGCTGACAAGCTTTACAAGCGGATCAAGAACGGAGTCGTCAACGCGGCCTCGATCGGCTTCGATCCGACGCAGGCCGAGCCGATCAAGGGCGGCGGCCTGAAATATCTCGCGGCCGAACTGATGGAATTCTCCTTCGTATCGGTCCCCGCCAACGCCGAGGCGCTGATCGTCGCGCGTTCTGCGAAATCCGTGACCAAGGACGCCAAGCCCATGCAGGTCAAAGACCTTTACGACGTCGGCCAACTCGCCTCGCTGCTGTCGAGCCTCGGCTATATGGCGTCATGGGCCGAATGGGAGGCCGACGCCGAGGGCGACGGGTCGAAGGTTCCGGCGATGCTCGCGGAAGCCGCCAATCAGCTTGGCGCGGCGCTGATCGCGATGACCGCCGAGGAAGTCGGCGAAATGCTCAGCAGCCTCGGCGGAACCGACAAGGCGGCGACGGCGATCAAACTCAAGAGCTTTGCGCGCATCGCCAAGGCCGGCCGCGCCCTGTCGGCCGCCAATGAAGCCGACATCATGGCCGCCTGCGAATTGATCGAAGGCGCCGGCGGCAAGCTGGCCAGCGTGCTCGGAACTGTCGCATCCGATGACGACGGAGACGAAGGCAGTTCGGACGGTGGCGCCGAGAAATCCGCCAATATCGAGCATTACCGCCGCCGCGCGCGTCTCGCCGCAATTCGGGCGAATGCCTGACCCCATACCGGCTCGCGCCGGCCCGCCACAATAGCCCTTTGGCAAGGCGCTTCGGCTCGTCGGGTTGACGCGCCTTTTCCTCTAAAATCAGGAGCCTTCAAATGGCAGTCAAGATGACTGACCTGCTCGCCAAGCGCGCGCAGTTGACTGAAAAAATGACCGTCCTCGCTGGCGCCGACGCCATGACGGCGGAGCAGATCGCCGAGTTCGACGCGGCCGAGACCGAAGTCAAAAGCGTCGACGCCCAGATCGGCGTCATGAAGCGCGCCGAGGCTGCCGCCGCCGCCGGCGCTCTCCCGGCCGAAGGTCAGGCCGCAACTGTCGAGCCGCAGGCCAAGGAAAAGACCTATCCGGTCGGATCCTTCGTCAAGGCGCTGCACCACGCGCAGGGCAACATCATGCTCGCCGCGCAATGGGCGGAAAAGAACTATGGCGAGCAGCACCCGATCACCAAGGCGCTGAACACCTCGACCGCCGCCGCCGGCGGCGCGATGGTTCCGGAAGACTTCGCCAATCAGATCGTCGAACTGCTGCGCCCGGCGACCGTGGTGCGTTCCTCGGAGCCGATCGTGGTCCCGATGCCGCGCGGCACGATGCGCATGGGCAAGCAGACCGGCGGCGTGACCGGCTCCTATGGTGCGGAAGGCGCCAAGGCCGGAGCCCAGCAGCCGACCGTCGGCAACATCGTCGCGACCTTCAAGAAGCTGACGGTGCTGGTCCCGGTCTCGAACGACTTCCTGCGCTACGCCAGCCCGGCGACGGACGGCCTGGTGCAGAACGATGTTGTGCTCGGCCTCGCCCGAACCGAGGATCTGGCCTTCATTCGCGGCGACGGCACTGCTGATTGGCCGCTCGGCCTGCGCAATATCGCGCTGTCTGGCAATCTGATCGCGTCCAACGCCAGCTTTACGCTGACGACGGTCGATCAGGAACTCGGCAACGCCATCCTGGCGCTCGAAAACGCCAATGTGCCGATGCTGCGCCCGGTCTGGTTCTTCGCGCCGCGCATCAAGCAGTTCCTATTGACCCTCAAGAACTCGAACGGCTTCTACGTCTATCGCGACGAGATGGTGAACAACGGCACGCTGCGCGGCTATCCGTTCAAGACCACGACCCAGATTCCGACCACGCTGACGGACGGAACCCAGACCGAAATCTATCTGACCGACATGTCGCAGGCGATCATCTTCGACGCCCTCGCGCTGTCGCTCGGCATGTCGCAGGACGGCTCCTATACCGACGCCGGCGGCAACCAGCGCAACGCCTATGAGCGCGATGAAACCCTGATCCGCGCCATCGCGGAGCATGATTTCCATCTCCGCCACGATGAGGCGACCGCCGTCATCACCGGCGTCAAATGGGCGTGAGCCTGAGCTGACGGCGCGGCCCGGCAAAAGGCCTGGCCGTCTTCACATTCCCCTTTCCGGAGACACCAAATGAATCGCGTCATCATGACCGACATCGCGTCGGTCGTCGCCGAGCGCATCGCCTCGGCTTTCACCTCCCTGACCGCCGGTGGGACCGGCGACGCCACCTCTGTCGTCGGCCTCACGCTCGATCGCGCCGCCCTCAACATGCCGCAGTGCGGCGAGGTCGCCATCCTGTCCGAATCCGTGCTCGGCGCGGCCAATACGTTGTCGATCACCGCGCTCAAGATCGAGCATTCGACGGATGGCTCGACCTGGTCAGATTATCTGGTGTTCACGGCGCCCGGCGTCGTCGCCACCGGCCCCGGCGGCGGCGGCACGGTGCGTGCCACGACGGTCGCCGGCGTCAATCTGTCGAGCGCCTATCGCTACATCCGCGTCACCCATACGCCGGACCTGTCGGCCGCCAATACCGACACGTCCAAAACGCTGGCGTCGATCGTGTTCGCCGGCTTCGCCGCGATCCCCGAACTCGCCTGATGATCCCCGCCGGCGCGAGTCTGACTCGCGCCGGCGATTGATCGCGAAAGAGCCCCATGTCCGCGCGAGAAAACAAAATGCCCGACCTTCTGAACGTCAAGTTCAAAAAGCACGTTCCGCCCTTCATGCCGGGCGACAAGACGACGCTTCACGCCGGCCGCGCCAAGATGCTGGGCGCCTCCGGCGCGCTCGAAATTCTCAGCGGCGCTGACGCTGCCGAACCCGCGTCGCGTGGGCTGACCTTCGACCCTGCAAAATCCGAAATCGAGGAAGTCCGCGCCTTCATCCTCGGCCAGGGCGACGACATCCCCGCCAACGCCAAGCCCGAAAAACTGCGCGAGCTCGCAGCCGCCTTGCAGGCGAAAGCCGCCGAATGAGCGCGCGCGACTATCTGACGCGCGACGTCAAGCCGGCGGAGCGCCAGGCCGCCTCCATTGGCAAGCCCGCCGCCGTCATCAAGCCGGCCCCGGCGCCGGTGACGAAACCCGCCGCGCCGGCGTCGGGCAAGAGCAAGGGCTAACCCGATGCGTCGCGCCGTCGTCACGACCGTCGTTACCCCGGCGGCCGATCATGTGCTTGCCAATGTCGCGACGTTGAAAGACGATTGGGGCATCTCCGGAACTGCGGACGACGCCTTTCTCGGCCGCGCCATCGGCCGATGCTCTGCCGCCGCCGAACAATATTGCAACCGCATCTTCGCCTATGAAACGGTGCAGGATCGCGTTTCGCTGAGCTGCGAAGGCTGGCCGCATATGATCGTGCGCGATCTGCAGGCAATCCAGCTTTCGCGCTGGCCCCTCGCCGCCGTGACTAGCGTCACGGTCGACGGAACCGCGCTGATCGAGGGAACGGATTTTATCAAGGACGCCGCCAACGGGCGCCTGTTGCGCCTCGACAGCGACGGCCGAACCCGGACCTGGTGTGGCGCTCTGGTCATCGTGGTCTATGCGGCGGGTTTCGTGCTTCCTGCTTGGGACGCGACGCAATTTCCCGGCATACCGACTCTGCCATTCGATATCGAGGATGCGGTAGGGCGCATGGTTTACACCCGCTATTCTGAGCGCAAGCGCGATCCGCTGATCAAAGCCGAAAAGGCCGAAGGCGTTTACAGCGTCGAATATCTCGTTCCATCCGGCGACGGCAATCTTTCGCCCGACGTCGCGGATCTGCTCGACAACTATCGCGTGCCGGTGATCGCATGAACCTCGCCGACGGCGTCACGCGGATGCTGGCGCGGCTCTATGCCGCGTCATCCTCGCCCTTGACCTTTCGCCACCCGAAAACGCGCCAAATGGTTTCGCTCGCGGCGCTCGACCGCAGCGCACAGATCGCCATCAAAGACGGCCCCACGGTGCTCGGCAAAGTGAAGATCATGGCGACCGTGATGCAAACCGCCGTCGCTGCGCTTGGCCTGGAGCGCTCCGATCTGGTCGACCTCAACGTTATCTTCAATGGCGCGCCCCTGCGCATTGCCGTGCCCCATGACAAGCCGGATCCATCCTGGAAGTCCAATCTCGGCGAGTTCAAGCCGGTCCCGTCCTGGCGGACCGCCGCAGGCGAAATCCTGCTCGAGCTGATTCCACAGTCATGATCGAACCCTCACCATGGACGCGGTGCGCGAATTATCGCGTCGGCGACGTCATCGAAACTGTCGAACGACAAAAACTCGTTCGGCCGAAGGGGATGTCCTGGCGTGAATTCTCACGCTTCTGCAAGCGAGGGCGTCGTCGCGTACGAAAATTGATCTGCGTCGCTGAAGGCGGGGTGTGTGTCTCATGACCGACATTCGCGAACAGCTCCTCGCCCAGCTCGTCGAAATCGCCGCAAACGCCGGCGTCTTCAAGCAAGTCTACCGCAACAGATCGATCCAGCCGGACGCCGACCTGCGCCCGGCGCTTTACATTCTCGACGCTCACGAAAGCGAGGGCGCCGAGACCGAGAATGTCTGGAAGCAGCTCGGCCACGCCATGATGGAGGCGCGACCAGAGATCGTCATTTCGCTCGGCGCGACGCCAGAGGACATCGGCACTAGCCTCAACACGCTGCGCGCCGCTTTCCTGAAGGCGCTCTTTGCCGACACGGTGCTGCCCGGGATCATCGGCCGCAACGGCACGGTTCGCTACAAAGGCTGCGCCACGGACCTCACAACGCTGGCTTCGAGCGAGGGCGAAATGGGCCTCGCGGTTACGATTCTCTATCACTTCGATCCCAGCAAGCTTTGACCTTGCGTCCGTCGTCCTGATGGGCGCCGCCTTTGAGATTCGCCCCTTCGGCAAGGGCGTCCGGCCCGTCGTGAGACGCGCCCTTCCCCCAGATGGAGCCTAAAAATGACGATGATCGTCGGTCCTCAGAACTATATGATCGGCAAGGGCGTCGTCAGCGCCCTCACCGGCTACTCCCTCATCAATATGTGGCAGCCGCTGACGACCTACGCCATCGGCGACGCGGTGATCAACTTCGACCCGGCCGCCGTCGCGCCGGTGCTGCCGATCAAGGTCTATCATTGCACCACGGGCGGCGCTTCGGCCTCGAGCGGTGGCCCGACCGGCACCACCTCGTCGATCACCGACGGCACCGTGACGTGGGCTTATGTCGCCCCGAGCGATGTCGGTAACGTCGAGGACTTCCAGGTCAACCTGAAGCCCGAGATCGAGGACCATTACACCTCGCGCACCGGCGCGGTCGTCGAGGACTTCTCGGCGATGACCAAGCTGGGCGGCGGCTTCTCGGTCAAGATGACCGAGTTCACGATGGAAAACCTGGCTCTGGTGAATTACGGCGTCATCACCGGCACCGCACCGAACCGGCTCGCCAAGATGGGCAACCAAGGCCGCAAGAACATGCTGTGGCAGTTCGTCGGCGCGGGCACCTACGGCAACCACTATCAGGTGATTCTGCCGCGCGCGCAGATCAACCCGCCCGACAACGTCGGCTACATCTCCGAAAAGATCGCGACGTTCGACTGCAAGGGCAACATCTATGCCATGCCGTCGGACAACTACGCCTTCTATTACGTGGCCGAAATCGCGTAATCGCTGGGGGCGCCCGCCCTCACGCCATGCCGGGCGCCAAAAGCGTCCGGCCCACCCAGGAGCCTGCATGACGACCCCCAAAATTCCGGAATTTCGCCGCAAGAGCAAGATTGTCACGATCGCCGAGGTCGAGGTCGAAGTCTCCGGCTGGCAGATGGGCGTGCTATCCGACGTCCTCGAAGCCAATCCGAAACTCGCGGCGATCATCGACGCCGGCGAGAGCCCAGAGCCAGGCCAGCTGATCGGCGCCATCGCCCGGTCCGATATTGGCAGCGTGCTGGCGCAGGGATGCGGCTTTGACGCTTCCGCCGCTGAGGCCGCGCAGGCGTTCTCGCACCTCATCATCGGCGATCAGATGGAATTGATCGGCCATATTCTCGCAATGACATTTCCGAAGCTGGCCGATGGCCCTTTGGCCCCGGCGATCGCGATGCTGACGACTGGCGCGACCCCCTCCTAGAACGGATGGGATATTACAAGCGCAAGGAGTTGGCCGCCGTCGCTGGCCCGAAAAAATCAGTCCTCGCCGACCTCGCGATGACATTCGACGCCCTCGTCGGCTACGGCTATCGCGAGGACGATCTCTGGGCGATGACGCCAGGCCAGATGCAGGCTCGGATCAAAGTCGCCCAGCAGCGCTATCGCCGCCAGCTTGCCGACCAGCTCCAGATCGTCGCGCTCGCCGCGCAGGGCGCCGGCAAAGACATCAACGACAAGACGAAAAAGCTGTTGCAATGAGCACCGTCGGTTTCAGCTTCAACGCCGATCCCGGCGAGCTCAACAAAGTCCTCGCCTCGCAGGAGGGCCGCGTCTTTGGCGCGGCCCAAGCCGCTCTTGCGCTGGCTGCGGAACAGATCGCGCATGACGCCCGCGCCTCGATCGCGGACGCCGGCTTCTCCCAGCTCTGGCAGGACTCGGTGGGCGTGCGCCTGTTTCCAGGGCATCGCGGCGGGACGATCACCGTCAGCGACTCGATCCCTTACGCCTCCGTCTTCGAGAAGGGCGCGACTATCACCGGCCGTCCGCTGCTGTGGCTGCCGCTGCCGTCCTGCCCAGCCAAGATCGCCGGCAAGCACGCTACGCCAAAGGCCTATCGCGCCAATATCGGCCCGCTGCGCTACATGGTGGCGCGCGGCGTTCCCTTTCTCGTCGGCAAGGCGGCCGCGACCGGCGTTCAGTCGGCGCGCACGTGGGGCGCTCACGGCATCCCGCGCGCCAGCGCCAACGCCGAAGTCCCGTTATTCGTCGGCCTGTCGTCCGTGACCATCGGCAAGAAATTCGACGTGTTGGGCGCCGTTGAGCGTGCCTACGCCGAATTGTCCCGCAACTTCTCCGCCGGTTTGAGCGAAGGCTGACCAATGGCTGACACACTGAAGGCCAAAATCCAGCTTGAGGGCGGCGACGAGGTCGCACGCCAGTTCAAGGCGATCGGGCAGAGCGGCCGCGACGCTTTCGCGCAAGCCAGCTCCGCCGCGGCCACAGCAACCCAGAGCATCGGGCGCGCAAATTCAATTCTGACGGACCTCGCTTCCGGCTTCCGCCAGGCCGTGCAGAGCATGTCTGGCGCCGGCTCCGCGATGGGCCGCGCCTTCGACCCGTTTGTCGCTGCCGCCAAAGGCGCGCTTGACGCAGCCGCCAAGACTGGCGCGGGCCTCGGCGCGATCGCCGGCGGCGCGGCTGCGATCTCGGCCGCACTCGGCAAGATCGGACAGGACTCCGCCAACGCAGTCGCCAAGCTGCATGACGCGGCGGCCGCTGTCGGCCTGACGGTCGACAAATACAACGATCTGCGCGCGGCCCTGCAAGGCGTCGGCATTGAGGGCAACGCGCTCGACAGCTTAGTCAGTTCGGCCGACAAGGCGGCGCGCGGCGCCGAGGTCAATGGCAAGCCGAGCCGTTTCCGCCGCGCACCTCAGACCGAGGGCGGCGGCGAGGAGTCGGCATCTCCGGCGGAGGCCATCTCGGGCTGGCGCGCGGCGTCGAAAGACAACGACGTCGAGCTCCCACTTTCCGGCATCGCCGACCAGGCGGAGTCCGTCAAGACGTCGGTTCTTGGCGCCGAGCGCGAGATCAGCAATCTGCCGAAGGTCTATACGGCCGTCAACGGCGAGCTCAAGCAGATCAGCGGAGGCCTTAAGGGCGGCAACGGCAGCGGCGGGTTCGCCGAGGCGGCAAACGAGCTTGGCGTCTCGCTGCGCGATATGTACGGCAAGGCGCGCCCTGGCATCGAAATCATCCGCGACCTCGTTTTGGCGCTGTCGCAGATGGAGGACGGCTCGCGCCGCACCGATCTCTCCGTCCGCGCCTTTGGCGAGGCGCAGGGCCAGAACGCGATCAAGATCGCCGACAACCGCGAGGTCGTGGAGCAGCTCGCCGCCAGCCACGCCAAGGCGGCCGCCAATTTCACGGAAGGCCAGATCAAGTCCGCCGACGAGGCGCGCCGCACCGGCGCCGTGCTGTCCTCCGTCAAGGCGCAATGGATCGAATATTTCCGCTCGCTGGCGACGCCGGTGACGGTCGACCGCAACAATGCGCTGATCAGCTTCCTGCAGAACAACAAGGAAGCGATCAGGGGGTTCGGCGACTCTGTCGTCGCGCCGGTCGTGCAATGGCTCGGTCGGCTCGATCACGCCTTCGGCATCACCGCGATCGCCGCGGGCGCGCTCGGCGTGGCGTTCGGCGGCATCGGCGCTGGCGCAGGGGTGGCCCTGGCTGCGGCTGGCGTCGCGGCGGTGGCGTTCGGCTCTCGCCTCAAGGACACCGCTCTGGCGGCGATGGCTGAAGTCCGCCAGATCGTCGGCCGCTTCGACCTTTCGACCTTCGACGGCTGGCGCTCGGCGGCTCGGACGGCTTTTGCCGACATGGCCGAGTCCGCCAAGGGCGCGCTCGCACAGCTGCGCCAGACGGTCGCCAGCATCGATTGGGGCGAGGTCTGGGCGACATTCACCTCGATCACGGGATCGGCTCTGCGCGCGCTCGGCAGCGTCGCGCTTGACGCTTTCGAGACCATCAAGGCCGGCGCGCAAGCGGTGCTTCCGGCGCTTGCGGCGCCTTGGGCCAACTTCGTCGGCATGGCCGCGAATGCGTTCGGCTCCGTTGGCGATATTTCGCTCGGCACTTGGGCCGCGATCGGCGCTGGCCTCGCCGCCGCCATCCTGATCTGGCGCGGCAATTTCATCGCCCTCACGCTCGGCGTGGCCCCGTTCTGGGAGGAGATCCTCTCTGGCGCGGCTCGCCTCGCGCCCGGGCTCGCCCGTTATCTCACGCCGGTCTATGCGGCGCTCGACGGCCTGCTCGGCGGCTTGCGCGCGATGTGGTCGAATTTCTGGCGCGCGCTCTACAGCCCGTCTGCTGGCGGCATCGCTCCGTCCAGCGCCGAGAGCGCCGAGGTTTTCGCCGGGATGCGGACGGCTGCGACTGTGGCGTGGGCGAGGATCAAGCAGATCTTCAGCGCCGGCGTTCAAGCGCTGCGCACCGTGATCGAGGAGGCGCTCCCCGGCACGCAGCGGTTTTTCAACGGCCTCGGCCTGTCGGCGCGCGCGCTCGGCACGGCGATCACCGTGCTCGGCGCGGAGTTTGGCGGCTTTCTCGCGCTGCTCTCGCTGGGGCAGATTCGTCTCAACGCATGGGAAAGCATCCTTCTGCTGGTCGGCCTGCGGGTGACGGGCCTGTTGCCGATCTTCGGGCATGTCGTCGGCTTTCTGGGCTTCGCGATCAACGGCATCGGGCATCTGTTCACCGGCCTCGTGACCTTGATCACGTCCCTTGTCGTCCCCGCCTTCCTCGCGCTCGGCCGCGCGGCAGTCACGGCGTTCCTGTTCATGGCCGCCAATCCGGTCACGGCTATCGTCGCCGCGATGGCGCTGATCGGCGGCGCCATTTACCTGCTGATGCGCGATTGGGACAACCTTGCCGAAAAGGACCGCTCCGTTTTCGGCGTGATCCGCGAGGAGCTACACAAGACCGCCGACGACTGGCGCGAGTTCACCCGCTCGATCGGCGAGACCGTCGATTGGGTGAATGGCAAAGTCGACAAGCTGGCGGAAAAGATTGGCGACTTCAAACAGCTGATCGGGCTTGACCGCGGCACCGGGCCGGGCGGACCCGAGGCGGCTCCGACTTTCACGAGGGCGGACCAAGGCACGGGCGGGGCCGCAGCCGCCGGCGGGGCGACGCTCGGTTCCTCGCAGGAGTGGGAACAGTCGAAAAGGGCGGTCTTTGGGTCGCTTGACCAGATCGACCGTAAGGGCTCCGACACTTGGACCGACCTGAAAGAAAAGGCCGCCAAATCGCTGGGCGATATGGCGATCCTTCCGGCATGGGGCAAGCTCAAGGACAACTGGAAGGGCATCTTCGACGGCGTTCAATCGCTGGACAAGGGCCCCACGGCGCTTTCGAAGCTGTTCGACGACCTGATCGGCAAGTCCAAGACGGTCGGAACGTCGATCAAAGATGCCGCGACCGCTTCCGACCAGGCGGCACAGAAAATCGCCCATGCCAAGCGCCGGGCCGCCGATGCGTTCCGCCAGATTTCTGGCGATCGGCCGGATAATTTCCGCCAGGCTCCTGATGGGTCGAGGGCGTCACCCAACTTGCCGCACGAATCCGATGACGAAGCGGCGCAGCGGGATCGCGTCAACTCCCAATTCGGGCAGGACGTTCTCGGCGCCCCTGCGGGCAAGGCGGCCAAATCCATTGAGGAGCTGGACACGCAGGCGCAGGACGCGGGAAACGCGGTCAAGTCCGTCGTCGACAGCTTCAGCGGCTTCCGCGACGCCGCTGCGGCGGCCGTCTCTGGGCTTGAGAAGCTTGGGGACGCGGCGCGCGCGGCGACCGGCAAGGGCGACAAGAGCGGCGACAAGGGCGCTGACGCTCCCGGCTTCGCTGGCGGCGGCTTGCTCAGCGGGGCCGGCACCGGGACGTCGGATTCGATGCTCGCCCGGGTCTCCAACGGCGAATACATCCAGACGGCGCGCGCCACGCGCGGTTGGGGCACGCCGTTCATGGACGCCGTCAAGTCGCTCGATCTTCGCGGCGTGCTCAGCGCGCTGGGAGGAGCGTTCGGCGACACGCTGCCAGCCTTCGCGCTCGGCGGCTCGGTTGGCCATTCGATGACGCCGGCCTTCTCAACCGGCAACTCGTTCTCGCCCATGCGTCACGCGGGCGTCATCGCCTTCACGCTGCCGGTCGACGGCAAGGAATATGAACTGATGGGCCACAAAGACATCGTTCGCCAGATGCAGCGCGACTCCATCATCAAGCGCGTCTCCTCGGCGAACAAGGTCAAGTCGTCTTGGGATCGGGGCTGATCGATGGCGTTCCCTCCTGACATCGGCACCTTCCTTGTCCTCGCGCCAGTCGGCGGCGGCAACCTCGTCACCTATTACTCGTCGCGCGGGCTCAAGCAGACCTTGGCCCCGGTCGCGAGCCAGGTCAGGCGCACGGTCAACGGCACGGCGATCAATCTGCTGCTGCCGCAATTCCGGAAATACAAGTCGACGATCTCCTGCAACGACCAGCGGCCGCCCGCGTTCGACGGCTGGTTCCCCGGCATGGAGCTGATCGTCTCCTGTATTGCGGAATTGTCCTATCCGGTCGGCGGCACGCCCCAGCGCACCGTCGTCTCGGGCTCGCCCTTCACCGAAAGCGGCAACATCTTCTACCGCCCGCAGCTCACGATGCTGATCGCGGACTTCAAGCAGGACGAGGACGAATGGAAGGCCGGCGTCGGATGGTCGCTGGATCTGGTTGAGCGCTGATGAGCGGCCCCGATACCGACCAGAACGGCCCCTTCTTCCTGCATTACGTGACCGATTCCACGGTCGCGTTTTCGCCGGCCTGCCTCACGATGGACGAGACGCTGTTCTCGTTCGAACTGAAGCACGAGGAGGGCCAGATGCCGATCCTCGAAGCGGAGATCCTCAACCCTGGCGTCGGCCTGCTTTCGGCTGGCCGGATGCAATGGGTCTGGCATTCGTGGGCGTGCGCGCCCGTCGCCACGTCGGTCGCGGCTTCGTCCGGCAACGTGTTGACTTTTACGTCAACACCTGACGGCCTGAAGGCCGGCGCGCTCGTCTCCGACCTGACGGCGTCAGGCGCGATCCCGTCCGGAACGACGGTGGTGTCGTTCACCTCGACGACGGTGACGCTGTCGGCCGCCGTGACCGGCGTGGGCGCCGGCGACGTCATCCGGTTTGTCGTCCCGCTGTTCCTTGGCCGAATGATCGGCGTCCCTTCTGGGTTGCGCAAACAGGTCATCAAGATCCAGTTCATCGCCCGCTCGCCGACTTATGTCCGCGATCGCCAGGCTGTCGGCGAGAGCCTCAAGATCGCGCCCTATTACGACCCCGTCTTCCTCGACGACGCCCACCGCGCCGACGTCGACGCCATCCTTGAGGCGTGGTCGTCGGTCCTGCATATCGACCGCACCACGCTCGCATGGAGCGCCTCCGACATTCTGATCGGCGAGGACGGCACGGCGACCTTCTCGGACAGCCAGATCCTCTACGACAGCGTCGATCCGCGCATCGGCGAGCCGCCATTCACCGCCGTTCACGTCGACATGACGCTGAAATGGTCGCAAACCCAGACCGGCGGCTGCGTCAATCTCGGCAAATGGACGTTCAAGAGCTATTCGGGATCGGGCTTCATCGCCGATTGGCCCAAAGCGGGCTCGTCGATTGGCGGAGGCTGGTTTGTGCAGCTGTCAGACGCCATCGACACCGGCGGCGCCGACAACGCTCCGACCGCCACTTATAGCTATCATTGGCAAAATCAGGAGACCAAGCACCTTGAGGGCGACACGATGTCGGTCTCGGTCAATTACACGTACCCGGTCTTCTCCGGCCAATATCTGTCGATCCTCGTCTCGGAAAAGCTCACCAGCGGCGCCGCCGGCCTTGTGGACGCCTCCGTCGATCAGCAGTTCATCTGGGTGCCGGAATACTCGATCATTGCTTATCTGTACTTGCAATACAAAGCAGATCGCAAGCGCACCGAGCAAATCACGTTCACGCTGCAGAGCGACGTGCAGGCGGCGCTGACCGATCCAACCGTCCCGCAGGATTCCGAGGTGCTGAAGCTGGATAGCGTCTCGCTGTCCGATCCGCTTCTGGTCCCGACGGCGTGGACCACTCTGGCTGGCCACGCGATCGCGCTCGGCCAAATCTGCCTGCCCAACAATCCGACCACGCCAGGCGGGACGTCGTTCCAGATCTGCGTCGTCGCCGGCACGGCTGGCTCGACTGAGCCGACCTTCTCGGACACCATCGGCGCCACGACGACGGACGGCACCGTGACATGGGCGAGCCTCGGCGGCAGCCTTCCTGCGGCCACCAATGATTGGCAGCCCTCGACCGCGGCGGTGCTCGGCACGCTGATCGCGCCGCAGACGCCGATCTGGATTTATTACTCGGCGCTGCTGCCTCCTATCGTCCCGTTCCGCAGCGCGGGCGCGTCGGTCTCGGAAGGCACCGTCATCCGCACGGACAACAACCTGTCCTATCAGGTCTGCACGATCGGCGGCACGACTGGCTATCAGACGGTTCCGGCCTTTTCGCCGGTCTATGGCGTCACGACGAACGACGGCTCGGTGCAATGGACGTCGCTTGGGCCGACGCTGCCCTCCGGCGCCATCCAGATGTGCGTGCAGGCCGGCGTCTCGGCTCTGCAATTGCCGCCGGTGTTCTCCAACATCGCCGGCACGGTCGTCTCCGACAACACAATCAGATGGGTTTCGCTCGGCGCTGGCGGCCCGTCGATCTCGATCCCGGCTGGCGGCCAGGTCGGCAATGTGCCGACCCGCTCCTACATCACCAGCGATCGCGGCGCCCAAAGCCTGCAATACGCGATCATGAAGGCGCGCGCGCATCTGCGCAAAAAGGCGCGCTGCGTCGAGATCGACTTCGAGGTGCCGTTCGCGCTCGGCGCGCCCTTGTCCTGCCGGATGAACGCGGTGATCGAGGACACCGAGCAGCTCGCGCTGTTCGGCGGCTCCGCCAGCGGCAAGATCATCTCTTACGCCATGTCCTGCAATGGCGACAACGGCGAGGCGATCTGCAAGATCAGGATCGGCTGCGCGGTCGGCAACGGCGGGACAGCCTATGCGGTGGCACCGACGGATTGGTATTCGGTCGAGGGCTATGTCGCCGACGGCTATTGGGAGGCGGTCGGCTCAACCGTGCTGACGGCTCCGAGCGACGTCGGCTATGGGCCTCCCCTCGACAGCCCCAACGACGACGGGCTCACGTTCCCGCTGACCGCGGACCAGGTCGTGCTGGTGAACCAGCTCTACGGCGACCCGGCGACGCAGCTCGCAGCGCTACAGGCTGCCATCCCCATCATCCAGCGCGAGAGCATCCTGCAACAACAGGGCGTGCCCGGGCTGAACGAGGCGGACTCGGCGATGGCAACGCAGAGGGCGATCGCGGCGCTGGGGAATGTTTCGGTCGAAAGCGTTCTCGCCGAGGCTGGCAACAGCGTCTATCTCGACTTGCAGCTGAAGCCCGTCACGGGATCGAGCTTCATCACCTCGTACACCATCAACACGACGCTGCTGCAGATCCCGAAACAGGTCGATCTCGCGGCCGCGTGACGAGAGGAGTTGAGCATGGCCTTCGAATCGATCGTCCGCCCTTATCAAACGCCGGATTACGCCAAGGGGGCGACGAGCGCCGAGGGCGGCTTTGCCGAAAGCGCGGCGCCTGTCCGGCTCCTCCCAGGGCGCAATGGCCGCGGCAAGACCTATCAGGCGCACTATTCGTCAACCGTGAACGTCTACGCGGTCAAGAAGCCGAAAGAGACGCAAAGCTGACATGCAGGAGATCGACCGCAAGACCTCGACGCGCCGCATCTTCGACCCGGCCAGCGCGGCGGCAGACGGGACGCCGCCTGCGCCCTCCGACTCCGACATCATCGTCCTCGTCATCGACGAAATCACCTTCATCGATCCGAAGGACAAATATCAGCAAACGACGTGGAGCCTCGACAACAGCAACGCCTCGTCGCGCGACGTGCACGCGTTCACGATCACAGGCTCGGACGGCGCCTCAAAGCTGAGCGTCGAGCGCATCGACCAATATGACGCGCTCGACCCGAAGGACCACTATCAGGAGACGAGGACGACGCTGGACAACGCCAGCGAGGCGCGCTTCGCCATCGATTACGCGCCGACCGGCGCCGACTCGCGAACCACCCACGACGTCAAGATCTACTCGAAGGACGGGTCGTCCTGGCTGGTGATGAGGCGCACGGACTCCTTCTCGGTCACGGACCCGAAGGACCGCTATCAGGAAACCACGTTCACTCTCGACAACAAGGATCTCGACGCCGGCGATCCCGCGCCGACCAATCTCGACCCGCCCACGACGGATTGGGACGGCACGACCATCAATCCCCCGTGGCGGTTTGACCCCTATCAAAACGTGATCGACGTGCAATTCGGGGGTTGCCTGCTGGTCTTCTACGACGGCAACAAGATCAAAGCGTTCCCGATGTCGAAGCTGGCGACGCTCACGAGCGGCGACGCCATGTATGCCAAGACGCTGGCCTCCAGCAGTTGGTACGACAGCTATAATTCACGGACGCGCATGGATGCGTGCCAGCTCAAGCTGTCCGACGTTTTCTCCCCTGTCCTGACGCCGTTCAAGCTGACGGAGGGGGCCGTTGACCCCGTCACGGGCAAGACCACCTTCACGATCGCGCTCGACCCGAAATGGCGCTGCTACAATCTGTCGAAGGGCCATTCCCTGCTCAAAGGGTTTGCGACGTCGACCATCTCGAACTGGTCCGATCCCGCGCAAAACACCACGTCCGGCGGCCTCTACGTGCTCCCGGCCTATCCGATGATCAATGGCGCGGGCAGCAAGGCCTATTTCAACGGCGACGTCTTCTCGGTCAACAGCAGCAAGGACGTCAGCGCCGCCCCGAACTCGTCGCTGTTTTGCACATGGCTCAGCGGGGACGGCACGCGCTCGATCCAGACGCCGGACATGGTGACAAGCGCTGGGGCCTATTATTGGGGCGTCGCCGCAAGCTACAGCGGGATCTCCGTAGTGTCTGGATCCAGCTTCAGCGCTTGGTCGGACGCGGCGCAAGCGGCGATCAACGACAGGACAGCTGGGTCCGGCGGCTCAAGCACCCCGCCGGATTCGTCGCTCTGGTTCATTGACGGCACGACGGGCGCAGGGACGACCGCCTATTCAGGCTCGTCAAGCCTCACATCGAACGGCATCGGCTATTCGATGGTCGTCGAGGGCTCCGGCTATACATTGACGCTCGGCAGCGGCTCCTCCGCCAGCACATGGTCTTATGGAGCCTCCGTGCAGGACATTCATGTCGGCACCGGGCTTGCCCCGCTCTACATTCTGTGGGATCCGCAGATGAGCTTTGTCGACACGGCGACGGGCAGCGGCAGTTACGACGCGGGCAGCCATCTGCTCGTGTACTCTCAGTCTGGCGGCTATGACCGCCTCACACTGACGGAAGCCCCCTTCATCGGCAGCGAGAGCGCCAGGGCGAAGACCGCCGGGTCTCGCGTCGAGACGGACGTGGTTGGCGGCGATGGGGTGCAGGTATCAACGCTTAGCGGGTTCGCCAGCGGCGCAGGGTCATACAGCTTCCTCGGCGTCTCTGGGTCATATAGCGACGTCCAGACCACCAGCGCGTCAAGCCCGGGCCTAGTTATTAGCGGCGGCAACCCCGGCTTTCACCCAGCCGCCAGCCCGCCTAGCGGCTCGACGACGGACACCATCACATCCAGCGCCAACCACCTGAGCGTTTTTTACTTCCCTTATGCGCTTGGGACCAAGATGGGGAACGGCGTCTGGGGGGCGACGGCAGACGACAGCGGCCACTTCACGAATTACACGGCCTCGCAGACGATCGGGGGCGCTTCTGGGCAGATTACGCCCTGGCTGCACATCTCCAACGGCAAGCACGTCATCCAAGGCGCCGCGGGATACGGCGGCGCTGATCCTCTGCTCTATCTCGACGGCAAAAATTGGGGCGCGCGGCTGGCCGCAGCCGTCGGCGTCTCCTTGAGCCAAATCGACTGCCTGCTGATGGACGTCCCGCTCGGCGACGTCAAGCGGCTCACCTAAAATCTGACGAGGCGCCATGCTTTCGCTGAATATCCGCTCACTCCTTGGGCGCATGCTGACGTGGGCCGAGGTCGACGCCAACTGGACCGCGATCCAGACCGCCGTCAACGGCCTGCTCGCGGCGACGCCGGGGCTCAGCATCGCGTCGATCACGCAGCCGACGTCAAACACACTGCTGATCACTTTTTCGGACGCCAGCACGGCGGCCTTCACGCTGCCGATGGGCAGCTACAATTATCGCGGCGCATGGGCGCCGACGACGGCCTACGCGGTCAACGACACCTTCCAGATCAACGGCACGCTCTATGCGGTGATCTGGGCGCACACCTCGGCGTCGACGTTCGTCGCGGGCGCCAATGATGGCGCGGGCCACGACTATTATCAGGCGCTCCTCGGTTCGCCGTCGAACGCGCTCCCGACAGGCGGCACGACCGGCCAGGCGCTCGTCAAGAACAGCAATACGGACTTCGACGTCGTCTGGGCGACGATCGCCGCCGCGCTCGCGAACATCTCCGGCCTCGGCGCTGGCGTCAAAACCGCGCTCGCAGCCGTCGCCAACGCGACCGGCGGCTTCCTGACGCTGGGCGGGACGTTCGACCTGCCCGTTGCCAATCTCGACGGGGGCTCCGGCGCCACGGGCTCGACCTTCTGGCGTGGCGACGGGACATGGGCCGATCCGCTGCCGGCGGCGACCACCGACGGCTATGTGCTGACGCTCGCTTCCGGATTGCCGGTCTGGGCGGCCGGCGGCGGCGGAGGTGGAGCGCCAACCTATAACGGCTCGTGGTCTGGCACGCTGGCGCTGGGCGACGCTTGGAGCCTGATCGACGTCAACACGTCAGGGACGACGACAATCACGGTGCCGGATAACAGCACCACCGCCTTCCCGATCGGCAGCCAGATCTTCTTCGTTTTGTCTCAGACCAACGCCGCCGCCTCCTTTGCGGCGGCTTCCGGCGTCACGGTGACGCCGCCGGCGGGCAAGGCGCTGACCGCATCGCAGCCGGGCTCGATCGTCTGGCTGGTCAAGGTCGCCGCAAATACATGGGATTTGCTCGGCGACCTCGATCACGCACTCGGAACGGCCTCGGCCAGCACCGGCACCGCGACCTTCGACCGCCAGACGCAGGGCGACGTCATCGAGGTGACGCCGACCGGAACGCTCGACATCTCGCCGTCCCGTTGTCACGTCGGCGAGGTGACGATCGTCATCAAGACCAGCGGCACCACCTCCTACACCGTCACCTTCAGCGGCTATCTCCACGCGAGCGGCACGCTGGCGACGGGCACGGTGTCCGGCAAGACCTTCGTCATCGTCTTCAAGGGCGACGGCACGAACTATTACGAAGCCAGCAGGTCTGGCGCGCTTTCCTAATCCCACCTCCACCCACCGCAGGACACTCCCATGACCGGCTTTTCGGATTACGTCGCCAAGAATCACCTCAATTATCTCGCGGGTCTCGGCGCCGAGCCCTCGCTGACCGGGGGAACCTGGCTGGCCCTGTTCACGGCGATGGGCACCGACGCCAATTCCGGCTTTACCGAAATCTCCGCCGGCGGCTACGCTCGCGTTCAAATCTCTGGCTCCGTGACGACCAACGGCACGACGGCGTCCGGCAACGCTACGCTGCATTTCGCCTCAGTCCCGTCGTGGGTTGTCGCGGGCATGACCATCGTCGATCTGACGTCTGGGTCCGTGATCCCGGCCGGAACGACGATCCTCTCCACCACCTCGACCACTGTGACCATGTCGGCGAATGCGAGCGGCGCCGGCGTCGGCGGCGCCGATTCGATCGGCTTCTCGGCCTACAGCGCGTCGACCGGAACGTCGCCGTCTTCGATCGTCTCGGTCGCCGACGCCAAATTACCGCAATCGACCGCCGATTGGACCGCGAACGGCGCGTCGCCGGTGCTCGGCTGGGGCGTCTTCGACGCGGCCTCGTCGGGCAATCTGTTGTATTCTGATTACCTCGGCAATTATCCCTGGCTGCCGTGCGAAATCTCGTCGGCCTCGCCGGGCGTCCTCACCGCCAAGGCGCACGGCTATGCGGCGAACGACAGTATCGTGTTCTCGACTGAATACGGCGGCACCGCGCCTACCTTCTCGCAATCGAACCTGACGGGCGTCCTCGCGGTGGTCTCGCCGGCGACCGACACTTTCACCGTCACCAACGGCGGCACGGCGGTCAACACCTCCTCGACGGGGTCCGGCATGGTGCGCAAGGTCACGAAACAGCCCATCCCGATCAACACGACTTACACGTTCTCGGCCGGCAATCTGTCGCTGGTCAGCGCTTAATCCCGCGTGAACGGAGGGCATTGATATGAGCCGGCTTTACCGCGTCACCTTCGAACAAGTGCTGATTTCCGCTGCGCAGGATCTTTTCCAGATCAATGGCGCCAGCGGGAAAATGTTGCGCATCCTGCATCGCAACATCGGCGCGACCGACACCACCTTGGTCACGGCGCAGAGCTTGGCGCTGCGCGAGCGGCTGTTGCCATCCTCGGTCTCGAATGGCTCAGGCGGCACGACGCCGACCATCTACAAGACCGATTCTGGCGACGCTGCCGCCAGTTTCACCGCTTTGGTCAACAACGCCTCCAAAGCGACCACCACCGGGACGGCGGCGGTTCTGTTCGAAACCGGCTGCCATATCTACAACGGTTATGACGATGAATTCGACGTCCCGCCGGTGATCGGGCCGAACCAGGCCTATGTGTTCGAACTGCTCTCGACCGTTTCCGGCACAGCGCATTTTTCCGGCAGCGTGCTGGTCGAAGAGATCGGCGGCTAATCCATGGCCCTGCTCGACACGACCTGGTACGTCAACTACGGCGACGGCTCGACCACTGGCTATTACGCTTCCACCAAATGGGCGGCGACGACAGCCAAGACGGTCGGAAATCTGGTTCGCCAGAACGCCGCGCCGGCGGTCGGCAGCGAGCGCATTTTTGTCTGCATCATCGCCGGCACAACGCTGTCGTCAGAGCCGACTTGGGTTCTGACGCGCGGCGCCAAAACGGCGGAGGCGGCCGGCCCGACCTGGATGGAGTGCTCAGGCCAGCCGGCGCTGTGCGGCGACGCCGCCAATACCGTGTCATGGGTGGCGCTCAAGGCCGCGACAGCGGCGGCGGTGCTGGGCCAGATCGTCAAGGACGCGGCCGGGACGCACGCCTTTATCTGCACCACGGCGGGGACGATCAGCGCGTCTGAGCCGGCGTGGAATACGTCGGCGGTCGGCAACACCACGACCGACACCTCCGCGACATGGACCTATCTTGGCCTGATTTCGTCGTTCACGGTCTGGGGCGCGCCGCACGGCCGTTTGAAAAACGTGTTCGGCACGAGCTGGGCGGCGGCCGGCAATACCATCTTTGTCGGCGACAACCACGCCGAGACGGCGGCCAGCGCGACCGCGATCACGTCGGTCGGGACGCTCGGGGCTCCTTGCTTCGTCCTTTGCATGGATCATACCGTCGCGGCTCCGACCGTAAGCAATCTCAAGACCACGGCGACGATTGCGACTACCGGCGCGAATAGCATCCAGCTCGGCGGCTCGCTCTATTGCTATGGCGTCACCTTTACAGCCGGAAATTCATCCAGCGCAGCGACGGTCAGCCTTGGAACCGCGACCTCCGCATCGCAACGTTATGATTCCTGCACCTTCAAGACCGGGGCGACGGCCTCATCGAATAGCATTCTAGTCGGGCCAGCCGCGGGCGCTTATGGCTATTATGAACTGAACGCCTGTAATTTCGGCTTCGCCGCCACCTCCCACGTCATCAACCTTTCGGGCGGCGTGCTGATGCGCAATTGCAGCCTGACCGGGGCGACCATCCCGACGACCTTGTTCAATGGCGGCACGGCGGGAGCCGGCGTCAATTGGCTTGAGGGTTGCGACTGGTCGGCGGTGACAGGGGCCTTGACCGGAACCAACAATGCCGGAACGCTGGTGTTCAAGAATTGCAAACTGAACGCCTCCGCGACCTTCGGCACACCGGCGACCACCGGGCAAGTTTCTGTCATCAATAGCGATTCCGGTGGCGCGAGCTATCGCAATGAACTTTACGATTTCGCGGGGACGCAAACGGTTGACACATCCATTGTCCGCACCGGCGGGGCTTCCGACGGGACGACGCCGCAAGCGTGGAAAATCGCGACGACGGCGAACGCGCTCTGGCCGCTGCCTTTCGAGGCCAACGCCGTCGGGCTGTGGAATGTCACCACCGGCGCCAATGTCGCCGTTACGATCGAGTGCGTCTGGAACGCGGCCGCCGTCCCGAATAATGACGATATCTGGATGGACCTCGAATATATGGGGACATCCGGCAACCCGCTCGGCGTCTGGAATTATGGCTCCAAGGCGACGCCGATTTCGGCCAATTCGGCCTTGACGGCCTCGACGCAGGGCTGGGATTCGCAAGCCGCGACGCGCGCCAATTCGCAGGCCTATGCGCTCGGCGCAGCGATCAAGGTTTCTGACAATGCTGGACGTGTGTTTTTCTGCACCACGGCGGGAACGTCGGCGGGGTCAGAGCCTGGCGGCTATGCCTCGGCGGTTGACGGCGGCTCTGTGACCGATGGGACGGCTGTTTTCCGCGCTGGTGTGCGGTTCAAGTTGACGGCAACGCTTTCCAGCCCGCAGCCGCAATATCCCGGCCTGATCTACTCCTATATCCGCGCGGCCAAGGCGTCGGCCGCCTTCTGGGTCGACCCTCTGATGACATTGGGCTGAGCCATGGCGCGCAACTATCTCGTCGCCGGCTTTCCCTTCCCGACCTTTTTGGGGGACGCCACCAACCGGCAGGAAGCGATTCCCGGCGCGTTTATCGATCAGACCGGCGGCAATACGATCTATGTTCCGCCGCCGCCGACCAGTGGGAGCGGGCCCGGCAACAATGGCAAGGGCAAGGGCAATGCGCCGGGGCAGGTCAAGCAGGCGCTGACCTGGGGCGCGCCGGGGGCTTATTTCGCATCCTCGGCGATCGTCGCGGCGCCGCGGCGGGAAAAGAAAAGGCCTGGCGCGGCGCTGTTCACGGCGGTCACTTCGACCGTGTCGGGTTTGGCCGCCGCTTTCTCCGCATCATCGGCGCGTGCCTTGGGTGCCGGGACGGCGAGTGGCTCGGCGCGAGCCGCAGCGGCGTCCAGCGCGCGATCTTCCGGCTCGCTTTCCGTCATCGGCGCGGCGAATGGCTTCGGCAAGTCGGTCGCATCCGCGACGGCCGTCCTGACGATCGTGGCCGCCGCGAAGGGAACGGCGAGCTCGACGGCGCGCGGAATTGCTGCGCTGGCTATAGTCGGCGCCGCCAAGGCGACCGCGATGACGCGAGCACAGGCCATCGGCGGTCTCGCCATGTCCGGCGCGGCCTCCGCCTTCGCCAAGGCGCGCGCGGCCGCCGCTGCGTCTCTCGTTGCGCATGGAGCGGCGTCATCCTCCGCCAGGGCGCGCGGCGCGGCGATTGGCGCCGCGAAGATCGCTGGCGCGGCTCGCGGCGCCGCCATGTCATCGGGCGTCGCGCTCGCGGGTGAGGTCGGACAGATCTTTGCCGCTGCGGCAGCCTTCGCCCGGTCTTCGGCCAAGGCGCTCGGCGCGAACGTCATCGCCGGCTCGGGCAACGCCAAGGCGTCGTCACGCGGCGTCGCGCTCGGCTCGCTGGTGGCTTACGGCGCCGCCAGGGCGCAGGCGGCGAGCGCAGCGGCGGCGCGCGGGGCCATTACGATCTTCGGCCACGCCTGCGCCACTGCCGCGGCGACGGCGCAGGCGATCGGTGCGGCTACGATTTCGGGCGCGGCTGCCGCATTCACGGCGGCGCAGGGAACTGCCGCCGGCGCCGCACATCTCATCGGCGCGGCCTCCGCCTTCGCGGCGTCAGCGGCCTCCGCCAGCGGCCGGACCATCTTGCAGGGGTCGGCCCTCGCCTTTGCGGCGGCGCGCGGCACGTTGCAACTGCGACGCTGGGTCGCGGCGCGCATCCTGTTGGCGCCCGGCGTGATCACCCGTTCGCTCGCCGCCGGCGGCGTGATCGCGCGAACCCAAACCGCGTCGAGCGAGATCGATCGCACACGCGGCGCGCCAAGCGAATTGCCGGCAGAAGAAACGGGGCTGCTCGATGAATAAGAAGATCAATATTGAGATTCCGCAAGGCGATACCCCGACGGTCGTGTCGCCGATAAGCACCTCTGACAGCTCGCCGTTCGACGGCTCGACCGCGCAGGGCTTCTATGTCATCGCGGCGTCCAATGCTTCCGGCGCGACAATCTACCTGACGAAGAAGACCAGCGACGGAAGCGCCAGCTTCAACCTCAATTCGGCGACGGGGGAATGGGAACTGTGGGCGCCGCTGACGGCGGCCGACACGAAATCGCTTCCGCCGACCGGCAATTCGCAGCCTGCGCTCTATCACGAAGCTGCGGTCATCGAAGCCTCGGGCGCGCGGTCGACCGGGATGTCCGGCGCGGTCACCGTGATCCCGACCGTCATCATGGAAAACCTGCCTTAACCCGCGCGCGGGCCGGCTGTGCTGCAATAACACGCCCTCCGCGACAATCGTCATCATGTTCGGCGGCTCGCGCCGAGTCTTCTCCTTCATAATCGGGATTATCCCCATGCTCGTCCGTCTTGTCGCGGCGTCGCTGGCGTTCGCGCTGGCTTCGGCCGCTCTGGCGGGTTGCTCGCGGCGCTGTTTGGCGGCGCGCTCTGGCTTTTCCTCTCCGCTCTTCGAAACTGAAAGACTTCCCATGCTTGAAAAAGTTTTGGCGGCCGCAGACAAGCGGCTGATCGACGGCTGGCGCACGGAAATCTGGCGGCTTTGGTCTTTCAGGGTCGTTTTTCTCTGGACCACGGTCGGGGGCGTCATTTTCGCCGCGCCGTTTGTCTCGGATGAGGCCAAAGCACTGATTGGCGCATGGCCCTTTGCCGGGGGTCTGCTGCTCGCGTCGGTCTCGTTCGGCATCGCTCGCTATTTCAAGCAGCCGGGGACGGGCGCCAATGACTGACGCGCCGAAGAAACGCAACCGCCTGCACAAGAGCGGCATCGCGGCGGCGCTGGCCGTCTCCGTCGTCGGCGGCTTCGAGGGCCTGCGCCAGAACGCCTATCCTGATCCGGCGACGCGCGGCCGCCCGTTCACAATCTGCTATGGCCACACCGGGCCGGACGTCACGCCCGGGGAGCGCGCCAGCCTGGCCGAATGCAAGGCGCTGCTGCTGGCCGATCTCGACCGCGAGGCCGACGGAATTGAGAAGTGCATCCACGCGCCCATGACCGACGCGCGCTATGTCGCGGTCCTCAGCCTCGCCCACAACATCGGCGTCGGCGGCGTCTGCCGCTCGAGCGTCGTCGCCAAGCTCAACGCGGGCGACATCCGGGGCGGCTGCGACGCCCTGCTGCATTTCAACCGCGCCGCCGGATTCGTCATGCCAGGCCTCACCCGTCGGCGTGAAAAAGAACGCGCGCTCTGCCTGCAGGAATAGGGGAAAAGGTCATGCCGACGAAAGTATTCTTTTGCGAGCCGTTGCCGACAGAGCGGCTGCGTCTACGCGTTTACGAAAGCCGGTCGTGCGCGGCTAGGCCCGGCGTGTATTCGTGCTGCGACGCGTCGATGCACCACTCGATCATCGAGGGCGACCACGCCTGCGTCCAGGTGCGCCCCGAGACAATCTATCCCGGCGAGTGGCCGGCCGCGTGCGAGGCGTGCGGAGCAGCCTTCACCGAGAAGGCCGTGTACCAGCTGTTTTACGACCGCCAATATCGCCGGCAAGACACCGGCGAGATAGTCTATACGCGCGACCTTCCGGTTGGCGCCGTGTACGAGGCGCACTGGGACAATCGCAAAGGTCCGGACGGCCGCTCGCTATGCTGCATGACGCCTGGCGGTTTGTGGATGATCGACCACCGCGCCAGCAATTGCACGATGCCTAACGACAATGGGCATCGTTGCTGGGTGCGCCATGGGCGGCCGGAAGACGGGACCCTTCACGTCGACAAGAACGGCCACACCTGCGCAGCCGGCGCCGGTTCAATTGTGGCTGGTTCCTATCACGGCTTCCTGCACAACGGCTTTCTGACCGACGGGTGTTGACCATGCTCTCTCTTTTTGATGTGGTCGGCCATGCGGGCACTCTGGTTTCCATCCTCGCCGTGGCGGCGGCTGTGGCGAGCCTTATCTACGTGCCTTCGCCCCTCAAGCATTATGCCGTGGCGGCCTCTCTCTGCGCCGCGCTCGCCAGCCAGATCTACGCCGAGGGCTATCATAACGCTGACGCTGGATGGCAGGCCCGTTACGATCGGCAGATCGCCGCGATCAATGACGATAACGAAAAAGCCGTGATCGCCGCCGAACAGAAGGCGCGGGCCGAAGCCGCCGCCAACGCCGCCAATCTGAAGGCGCA